ATGAAAAAGAATTTTCTCTATTTTACCTTACTAGCGGCTATATCAACATCAGCGCTAGCTGTAACACCTTCGGCTCAATTACAGATCAATGGGGATATAAAACCGCCAACTTGTACAATCAATAGTTCTAACAATACAGAAGTTGTCTTTGACTATGGCCGCATATCGCCAAGCTTGATACCACAATCTTCAAACTATCAATATGTGGATATGAAACCAGAAACAAGCATCAGTATTGAATGTGATGCTAAAACTTATTTGACTTTTATACCTACTGACACATATGGTGATGTAGATCTTGATTATAATACTAGTTTTGATAGTGCTTGGTTTCGCTTAGTTGATAAAGCCAACCCAGATAAAGCTGTTGGGGCTTCATTTTTTAATTGGAAAGATGCAACTGTTGACGGAAAAACGGCTTTTATAAGCCGAGCAACACCTAAAACAGCTGAAGTAGGGGTATCTGTCTTAGTTAAAAATAATATTCATGGGTGGACATCAGAGCAACAAGAGGATGTATCCGCCGCATCTCTTAAATTAGTCTCAGGTGAAATCTTTACCACAAAATTTATACCAGGAATATCATCTCATACATTTATTCTTTCTCGTGATAAGCTAGCTAAAAAAGCGATAGATATTAGTAATGGACTCGATTTTATTGGTGAGGCCGTATTAACATTCTCTTTCGGTGTTTAAAAAGTTTAACAAAAACACTCTCACTATATTAACAAGCTATTAGCTTGTATACATTAAACGGGTAGGAGCCTTCTTTATTTTATTCCCCTCCCGTTTATTGCTTTAATTTTTTATGACTCATTCAATTAACCTACTAATTTTATATTTATCATTTTTATTACGATCTACTGTGACAATATAAAAATATAGAAATAGCTATTAAGGCAGTATTATCATTGATTACAAAATAAACCTTGCTAACTCAATGACTAAATACCTTGATCCCTCCACCACAAAAACGGTACTATACGGACACTGAGAAACAGTTAAGCACCCTCTCGCAAAATGTTCCCTTAGTTAAATGGATATAATGAGTATTATATATAACCTACTGTATTTACTACCATAAATAACAGGTGAGCATATCAAAAAGTACACTTTTATGTACACAATATAAAATGCAACCCTCAAAATTACCGTTTTTTACCCATCAATTCTCCCACCCTGCTATACTCTCCAAAAACTAACTGGATCTGTTATGAACCTCGCAAACTTACCTCAAGAAGAAAAAGACAAAATTAATGTCGATTTAGCCGCTTCAGGTGTCGCATACAAAGAACGCCTCAATATGCCAGTTGCTGCCTCAGAAGTTGAACGGCAACAACCAGCACATTTGAGAACGTACTTTAATGAACGATTAGCGTTTTATCGTGAGAGAAGTAAGAAACTGCCAGATGGAAAATCGGTGCAGTATTTGAAGACAGAATAATTAATTATAGCAATGCGTCATTTTCACCCAGCCCGTATTGCTCTTTCATCTCCTCTTCTTTTTGTCTGCGCTCCTCTTCCGCTTTCTGTGCCTCTTCCATCTCACGCATTCTCACGTTATAGATTGATTGCTCTGGCATCTGTACACGAACGGAAATGAAACGACCATCAGGGATATCAATCGGGTCGCCGTCTTTGTAATCATCAATATCATTACGGGCAAATTTAGGTGCGTTAGGGTGAGTGCGATGATACGTTCTCACGAGGATAGAACCGTCCTCCATAACTTTAGAGTCTACCCATATCAACGGCTGTTTATTAACATCAAGTGGAATTTCAATACCACCATCGACACCACCCCAACCTGCATCTGAGTTAAAGCCGAGTACACCCTCGATAAGATATTCACCCTGAGCTACTCGAGTAACTGTAGCACCTTCTGATTCGTCGTTAGTGGTGAATGTGCCGTCGGGATTGATGTCGATGATTGGTGAGGCGCGTTTAATAAAACCGTTACTGTCTACCGTTGTGTTTTTGGCGCTCCATATCGCATTCCAAGGTGTCGTAGTATCAACAACATCATTTGATGAACTGAAACGACTCATTAATATGCCAGATGTATTCATAAATAACATAGCTCGGCGATTTCCGCTATATGTAGATTGCCAGCCAGCACCATTACTTGGAAAGCCCGGTACTCCTGTTGATGGTGAGCCATAAAAACATGAAACTGGTGATGGCTCACTAAGCCCCACTCCACCTATCCCATAGTCACCATCCATTAATAAAGTGCCGGTTCTCTGCTGAGTTCTTAGCTCATATACATGATTATCAATCGCTCCAAGTATGGCGCACTTACCCTTATCGATGAAAAAACCCAGATAATTACCAGCATCTATTCGTACAAATAACCCCTCACTGGATGTTAATTGACCATTCAGTCGTTGTGGGGTTTTTACGGATTTATCTACTTTATTTTGTATATCCTCCTGCATCTTCTTAATGCTATCGAGTGTGATAACTTCACCATTTGGCATTTCAATTTTTGTTTGCCCTGTTTCACTCATCCATGCATTCATTGCATCAAGGAAATATTGTGTGTATGCATTTATTGCAACCATCGTTCTTGCTGCGTCACTATTATTATCTGGCTCAGTAATATGAATTGAGAATGTGGTGTTAGTTGCTGTGGCTAATGCAGGTTGTGCTAATACTAATTCAGTATCGGAATTAACGGATTTAATCATATAAGGAATATTCGTGTTTCCCGATTTAATTAAAATCGTCATTCCAATATTAATTGCTGGATTATTATTTTTAAATTTAGTGCCAGTGCCTTTGACAATAGCAGACCCTGACACTGTGCTAACAGTGCCTGTTGTGTATATCATGATTTATTTCCTATATTAAGATTCTTTAGAGAATGATGTCGACGCTAGCTTTCCTGCTGTTATTAAAAATCCTTTTAATTTGGCTGTAATCTCACCCACACCTCTAGTTGTTGCTGTAATTGTTATTTTTTTATTACGCTCACCTGCCTTAATAACAAACCCAAATGAACCGTTATTTGTAAATTCTTTTGTTGTTTGATTTGACGGATCGTAATATTCAATGGTTTTATTTTCTTCAGCAATTGTTATATGTAGTCTAGACTCTGTTATGAATCGGCTGGATTTAGATACAATGGATAAGGATGGTAAGGCAATAAAAACATCATACGGCATACCGCCTGCATAAATAACTGATACGCTGGCATCAATATAATTATTTCCCCCTGTAACCATTGAATTCTCAACCTCATCAAAGTAGAGGCTGGAATTAACGTCACCAAGTAGCTTTTCGACGTAAACTGTGCCCTTGAAATTACCATCAGCTCCGTCGATAGTTCCTCTAAATGTCGCATTATTAAATTCGGCGTTACCAGTATTTGCATCAATGATAAACCCAGCTTTACCTAATTCGTAATTCTTGGATTTAATAGCCTCAGATAACACCATTTCACGCACATTCGCTTTATCTAAAAACGCTTCTTTGATAAAGAACTGCCCGTTTTTGGCATACATGAATAATTCCATCTTGCCATTTACAGGGTTATACCAAGCAAAGTTATTCGCGTTGTAACCGATATAGGACTCCAGTTTCCCGTTCTTAACCTGAGCACTAATTACTTGCCCTGCTGCGTTATAACTCGCGCCATTGTGTTTAATGGTGATATTAATCGAGTGGGTCACAACACCGTCGCCTGATTGCTCAAACGTAGCCTGCATCTTCTCCTGTATCATGCCCTCTTGCTCATCAAACTTAGCCTGAACTTGAGTTTTGTTTTCAGCAAAAGCCTTATTTGTGTTAGATATGGCTTGGGAGTTTGAAAGAATATCAGCTTGAGCCTTATCCATGTCAGTTCGGATTGCGGTAAAACGCTGACCGAACGCCTCATCGAGTTTAGTGATTGAGGTTTGAGTTTCTTTAATTGCAGATGTGTTATCACCAACCGCGGAGTAAATTTCTTTAACTTCCTGTGCCCAGGCTTCGTTATCCGTTGCACGAACTTGCCATAGCTCGCGAATACCAGCCTGTGATTGACCGTGTTTTACTAACAAACTGCGTGATAGCTGAGAGTCAGCATTACCAAGAATAATCGCTGTCTCAGCATTCCAATCTAATCGCTCACTGAGTTGCTTACCCGCGTCAGTTGTCATGAAATGACCGTCTAGTTCATCGAGAATAGCCTCCGTGTTATCATCAGCTTGCCCCTTTGCTTCCACAAAATGAGACTTTCCATATTCATTTACGCTTCTTACATAAAACCAGTAATCGCGCCCCGCCTTTAATTGCCCTTTTGTCCAAAACTTAGCGCGACCTAAGAAATCAGCCTTTGACTCTATTTCATTAACATTGTCTATTCTTCTTTCGCCAGAAAACCAGAACTCAAACTCGGTATTTAGAGTGTGTGGCACGGCGATATGAGGGATTAGTTTTATTTCAAAAAAACCAGACTCAACAATTATTGAGCTAGGTGCACTTGGCGTACCAATGACCATCTGGACTTTTGATTCATTACCAAGCATCCCATTAGTATCTCTGCCTCTCACACCGACAAGATAGTCACCAGCTTCAAGCCCATTAAAGTAGTAATCTAAATCCGTGGTATTACCAGTAGATACAACCTTGCTGTCTTTATAAAGAGTGACATTAAATGAAATATTTCTGTTGATGGTTGTTGTCATCCACATTGCCCTAGCCTGAACTTGTGAGCTGTCATTGACATAGGCAATGGAAAGTCGCTCTATGTTAGGGATTCGAATAACATTTTGCGTTGGAGGGTTTCCAGTAAAATCAACACCATTATCAACAATGCTTTCCTTTTGAGGTTCATGCTGAATGCAGTTGTATAGGTAATTTCCTTCATTGTCCTCAGCAATGGAAATTACACGAAATAATCTTGTAGTTAATGTGCTTTTTGAAATGGAAAATACACCATACTGTTTCAATCCATTCGGTATCTCCCGCAAAGTGACAATATCACCATCGATAGATTGAATATCTACTTTCTCGAACCCACCTGATGCCCCTAAAAATGAGAAAGTGCCTTTATCGTCATATTTCCAATCTATAGGCGCATCAACAGTAATAGTGCTACCATTAACTGATAAAACCCGACCTCCTACCTTCACTCCTGAAAAGCTATCGTCTGCTACTTCAATAATATCGCCAGAAATGCAGTTAATCCCCTCTCTTCCTGTTGAGAATGTAACGCTATCTTTCTCCAGCTTTTCTGTCTGTAATATCCATTTACCCACTCTGTGAGCCTGTCCGCGGCTAGTGCAACCAAAAGCAGTAACTTTCTTAACATTTACACCGCCGAATCGCTGAATGAGATCATCATCTTGAATGAACTCTCTTTCCTCACTCCAACCGTTGCTCGGATTTATCCATGACACCTCGATAGCATTATGGCGGGCTGATTTCGCTGTTGATGTATATTTGAATTTTCCATCAATAACATTTGAGTTTGTGTACGTCCATACTGGATCTGATGGTCTATCTTGAAAGCACGTTAATTGCTGTCCGTCCCATAAAGGCATGCCGCGAAATACAGACGCTAAGTCATCAAGCACTTCTTTGGCTTTTCGTTGAGAGGTAATGTAGGCATTAAAAGTAAAGCGAGGCTCTTTGTTGCCAAACCCATCATCAACCAATTCATCACAGTAACGAGCAATGGCATATAGCGCGAATTTATCAACGCCAAACGAGCCGATCATCTCTCCTATACCGTATCGCTCATTAGTGACTAAATCGTAAAAAACCCATGCAGGGTTATTAGACCATGCTGGCTTGAAGCGACCAGTCCAGATGCCTGTATAAGTACGGGACTCGGGATCATAGTTATCCGGAACTTGGATAATCATCCCTTTGATATGATAGGTGCGATTGGGTGTATCACCGTATTGGGATTTATCGATTTTCATCCCGACGACAGCAGAATTAGGGTAAGAGAATTTAGCGTCAGTTATTTCTGTGTAGCTTGCCCAAACCGTCCCATTTCTTAATGAATCGCTTTTACTATCATCAGTTAACCGAGAAACTCTAACTTGAAAAGGTTTCTTTTTAGGTGCATCGATGATATGAGACTCAAGATATTGACCGCTTATTTTACCTGGTCCTATTGTTACCTTTTCCGCATACACCCAACCAGAGCCATCATTAACCTCAATAAGCATTTCCGCAGTGGTATTGTACTGGTTTCCCTTATCATCTTGACTAGAAAGAGCAGAAACACCCAAAGTGAATCTAACGCGGTCAGTTTCCTGATCTGAAATGGTGCGTAAGATTGGTGTGCTTTTTTTTACCTCTACATTGACAGGGATTTCTTTTTCTACAAAAGGAAAGTCCTCTAGTGGCTCTTGTGTTGGTGTTCCTGCTCGCCATTGAACCTCAACACCATGAATATTCGGATTGCCATCTTCATCTACAACAGGAGTTCCATTCAATAGAAAACCTGACATACCACCGACAGGGCCTTCTATCGGCCCTTCTGAAACTAAATCGATGACATTAAGAAATTGTTTGTTTTTTAAGTTGTCATCGAGCAACCTAGGAGTGCTTCCTCCACCGCCACCTTTTCCCATTAAACAGTCTCCAAACCTTGTGATATTACATTTGAACCCACAACCATCTCGCCATAACAGATAGGAACCGGATAACCTTGACCGACTCTATTTGATAGCGAGCTGAAATACTGGTTACTCTCTGAGTTTCGCCCCTCTATACTTGGCGCTGGCGGTGTTTTAGTTAACATGGTTGCCAATCCAGCGGCGGCCACACCTACACCAGCGGCAAATAATGCAGTCGATGTCATCGTTGCCAGAAAACCGCCCGGTATTAAAAATGACGCACCAATTAAAGCCGCTCCACCAATAATGCCTAGCCACCCGCCGGATTTAGCACCACCAACTATAGGGACGATCGTAATAACATCACCTCCATTTAATGGCGTACTTAATCCCGTGGAAATACTATCCTCGGTCATATCGTTACCTGCGATACGAACGCGAAACTGACCTTGGTTAATCTCTTTTTTCAACCCATCAATTTGATAGCAAAGACAGCGTAAGGCCTCACCTGCATTACTTACCTCAAGCTCGAACCTGCGTCCAAATCTGCGTAAATAGCCTGCAAACTGTAATTTGACCATTGTTTATGCCTCCAAATGCTGTGAGTGTATTTAAACCAGTAACCACCGTAAGTATCTCGCTTACTCAATCTGTCTGGCCTGTGATGCAATATCTCTTGATTACCTAAGTACAACGCAGCGTGACAAGGTTTTGATGTTCCTAAGCAAATCAATATCATATCGCCTGCTTGAGCCTCTTCTACTTGATAAAATCCCTGCTTGTCCGTGTTATCAAGATAGAGATTTTGTTCTGTGTACCACCATTCATCGGGACGAATAAAATCATCTAGCTGAATTCCTGACAGATGATAGGCATCACGTATAATGGAATAACAATCCTGCTCACCATGCTTAAACTCTCTACCTAACAGTGGCGCTATTGGCCTGAACTTATGGATCTCTCCATCACATACCAACCACCAAGGCAGATTTGTTTTCCTTTGTATTGTTCTGTCGCCAGAACTCAGGTACGGCTTTCCGTCAGGGTGACTATGAACAATAGCTTTGATTTCTGAATAGCACTCTGCCGTCATCCAATCGTCTGGGTTAATTTCAAAATAGTTTTGCGGATCGGGATGTATGTTTCTGCAAGGGAAATACCTGTCACCCGAAATTAAGCCGCAAGACTCCCTCACTCCTTCCGCTTTCGCGTGAGCGATAATGTCTTTCTCAATCATGGATTAACCTAATTTATTTGATCCTAAATACCCGCCGAATGGCATATTCCCTTTGTGTCTTAATTTGCACCCGCTGTATTTATGAGAGCATTTGTCTTTTAAGGGATCGGTTGTTGGTTGGTCTTTTTCATCTGCAACAGGTGGTCCATCATAACCACAATCAAATCCTCTGTATCGCCACGAGCAGATATCAGCCTGAATAACTCGCCTAGGTATCAGGGCGTTATCTGTTTCTGTTGGAAGTGCTAATATATACGTCACAAAATCAGAGTCTGAGCTTTCTCGCTGTTCGATAACATATTTTTGAACGGCTTCTCTGGTTAGATCTGCTTGTGGGTTTCCGTTGGGAAAATTAACAGCATCGAGATATTGCTCTAAAACCTGCCTGCGAGTAACAACAGCGCCTAGCGCATCATCATAGTCGTTGTTAATCGCAGTTAACATTCCGTCAAAGTTAGCAAACGTCATTTTGGGTCTGTCTGATGCACCCTGAGCCGTTACACTAAACCCTGTAACCTGAACAGGATAAGGCTCATATCGTAAGCCCTGCCAAATAATAGGTTTTAATAAGCCATTCATGCCGTCATGGAACCGGTAAACGTCACCACCAAAACGACTTAAATCGACCTCATACAAATCTAACATTGCATTTTGCTGTAAATCTGCAACATCTATACGCATCTCTTGAGGTATATCCCTCATGCAACAACCTCCTCAAATGTGCAATCTATCTGCCATGCCGTCGCCCTTGGCGTTACCTGCCAGCCACGGCAAACAAATTTACGTTTAGAGTTATCATCACTGGTTAGCCATAAGAATGATTCAACTGCACCTCGAGCCTTAAGGAACTCATCAATCTGTTTACCAATATCAGTACGCTTAACAAATGAGAGTTGATAAGTCTTTAGTTGGTTGTTGATCCCATCCTTAACTCTTTGCTCATAACCGTTACCAAACTTGGCTACTTTTACTTTAGGCTCATTACCCACCTGATAAGCTGTTTCAGGTCGCCATTTAAACTCTTCCATTGGTTACTCCAATAAAAAAGGCGACACAAAGCCGCCTGATCAAATATCAGGATATTAATAAATATCCATTAGGTTATTTTATATATTCAGCCCAGAGAAACTTGCCGAAGGAATGGCTGATTTACTTCGGTGTGAGGATTTTAAAATGTCAGAAGATAATAACAAAAATACCCCAAATACAATGACTAGTGATATTGGAAAAATATTTAAAGATATATGCGCCCAAATAAATGAACAGACAAAAATGATAAACGCACTTAATGACGCTAATGCCAGCCTAAGAGCTAATATGCTTCTATCGTTTCGCATATCAAATTTATTATTGAACAGCGTGTTATCTAAAGAAGAGAAAGATGCGGCATATAATTCACTTTATAATTCAATAAATAAAGGTGAAAATGATATTCTTGAGTTAAGACAACTAGAGCATTTAAACCTTATTTTTGGTCGAGGTGATAGCTAGCTTCAAACTCTCTATAAGTTGCGCGTTTTCTTTGGATGCGTTATCAATATCCTCTAATTCACAGCTCGTTAATTGCATATCCGCGAGCTGTTTTTGTAACTCTGCAATTTGTTGCCCTTGCTGTACCACTTGTGCTGATAACGTACTAACTAACGCTTCTAAATTTTGATTACTCATAACCACCTCTCTTAATTACCAACTTCTTACTTTTTCCAAAGCACCACCGCTACGCATTTCGTTACCAAGTACGTCATAAACCGTACCTTTCACCATTTGCTGTATCTGTTGTGCTTCCTTTTGAGTGATGCCATTAGGTGCTTGAACTTGGAATGTAAAGTGCATATCACCCATGCTGACACCGTTACCACCTTTACCCATTTGTCGATTACTAATAACTCGACCATTATCGCCCGGTATCATGTACTGACTACCGTTAGATGCCTTGAATATCTCAGGCTTACCACCTTCACCCACTCGATACATAGAGCCAGCATTTACGGGGCCGCCATTTTTACGAGCACCAGCAAGCGCAATCATAGCGGGAATAGCTGTTGCCATTGCGGCCATACCCCATGTAGCGGCAGAACCCATAGTGGCAATACTGGTTGTCGCTGCCGCCGGAGCCATAGCATTTGTAATTGCGGCGCCAGTAGTTGTAGCCTCAGCTATAGCTTGTGCATTGGAAGCCTTACGCATGGCACTTTCAGTAACCATATTCTTAACCTGCTGCATACCCATTTGAACCAGAGCGCCAACGGCTTGGTCTACAATGGTTAAGGCTACATTACGGAAAGCATCATTAAGGGATTGTGTTTGAGTTAATAGCCCTGTGAGTACGTTAGTAGAGCGTTGTCCTAATGCGTCCAACCCATCAGCTAAGAATTGATTAGCTTGGCTCTGATTACGCCATATCTCCCATTGAGCATTCATGCGGTCTTGCTCATATTGAGTATTAGCGGCATTCATTAACTCTAAGCCACGCTGAGTGATAGCCCCTTTTTCTGTTTCAAATTGGCGGATCATCTCAAGTTTCTTAGCGTGTTCGTTAGCCAGCGCTTGAATCGGGTCATATTGCCCTTTGGCTTCAGTTATTGGGTCAATAACCGCGTTTATTTTTATTTCAGCCATTCCAGCATCAAATGCCTTCATTGCTTTATTGCCTAAGGCCTTAAACGTTTCTTCATCAATGAAATCATTATCAAACATGCGTTTAAGCTCTTCAGATTCTTGTCTAAATGCTCTTGCAAGTTTTAACTCCGGTGTGATTTCTTGTGACTTAATAAAGTCATCGACTTTTTGCTTGAGGTCAAAAACTTCGGCGGCTTCTTTAGCAATAGCTTTCTTTTGCTTGTCTGTCGCATCAGCCCCCAGACTTTGAACAGCGTTAAAAATAGCCATCTCTCTATTTACGTTAGCTGCGCCAGAACTCAATAATTCAAATTCTTTTCTTAACGCCTCGGTCTGTTGCTGTTGTTTTTTAATGGCATCGTTAATGTGTTTAGCTTCGTTATTTCCTGATTTTGATTTCTTGTTTTGATTTGTTAACTTTTCCCTAGCCTCGGTTTCTTCTTTAATTAATTGTATATAACGCTTTACCTGTCCCTCATCAGTCATGCCCATTTGAGCCGCCGCAACTTTTGCACGGTACTCTATAGCCGCATCCTTACCTTTTTCCATTTCAAGTCTTAGTGCGGTTACATTAAGCTCTATTCCTTGTAGCATCACTTCAAAGTTATTTGATAACTTCGCTTCTAATGCTGTTCTGAGGTTCGAAATAGCATCTTTCGCCTCTTTAGGTGGAATTTTAGCATCCTCTAACGCCTTGGAAAGCTTAGCTACTTGGATTTCTATATCTGCAATAGCAGGCGAACCTGACTCTAATGTTTTCAACAATAATTCATTAGCTTCGCGAACTCCGCCAACGGATTTTAGATATAAAGCATTAGCTTCTATTTGTTCGTCGGTTTTACCTGTCCTTTCTTTTTCTGTCTTGTTTAATAATTCCAGCGATCGGGAATAGCGCTTACTTTCATTTTCTAAGTCAGCTTGATTTCCCTGCAGCGTCTTTAGTTTACGCTGTAATTCATCGATAGTTGCATTGTAATCCTTAAGGGCGTTAGACTCTTGCCACTTAATAGGATCATCCTTCATATTTTTTATCTGTGCTCTTGTATAGCTTATTTTTTCTGCTAATAAATCAATCTCTTTTGTGTTTGCCTTAATAACTGACTCTGCCTTGGTTGCAGCGGCTGCAGCTTGTTTAGCGTTAAGCTCATCTAGTTTATTGATAGCTTCGTCAATTTTTGACTTATAATCATCAATAGATGAATTGTTGCTCATTGATTGATAAAGCGCATACACCCCTGCTGCGGCTAACATAAACAATCCAGTAGGACCACCCAATAATGCCATTGCGCTTTTCAATCCATTCATAGCAACACTTTGTGCCTGTGTGGCTAGCGTTACTTTTGCTGACGCTGCGGCAACTGCCTCATTTGCTGACTTTAAGGTTGCTTTACCTTTCTGCTCTAGCACTATTGCTGCGTTTAATCGTTTAGTGGCAAGCGCTTCTGCCTCTTTTGCTGCTGCAATACGGGCCTCTATTGCGGCTATTTCTTTACCAGTGACTGATAACTGTGTCTTTATTTTATTTTCGGTAGCGTAAAGTGCATTTTTTGCTTTAGTTACCGCCATTAAATTCTTTTCGCTAGCCGTCATCTGGTAGTTTTCTTCCGCATCTTTAACCATCAAAATTTGACGCTGACGAAGTGCCTCCAGATCCTTCATTTTTGCATCTGTAGAGCGCTCTATTTCAGTAATAGTGCTTTTTTCAGCACTAACTGAGGCTAACTTGCTTTGAGCTTCCTCTTTTGCTGCTTTTGCATTTAATACTTGCTGAGATGCGGCAGCTTGAAGTGCTTCTGCTTCTTTTTGCGCTGATTTAGCGTGTTCTAATTCTGCTTGAGTGGCTAGGATCGCGGCTTTTGTGTGCTGAACAAGTTGACTTGTTGCACTACCAACATTGCTAACATAGCCAGCGCCAAATGTTCCTGACACAGTACTTAAGACTCCAGCAAATCTATTGTTCACCTGAGTCGCTTTCTCTGTTTTTGCTGACTGAGCGCCAATACTGCCAGCTAACTCAGACATTTTTCTGGATAGCTTGTTTACCTCTGGCATTTTTAGAGAGGAACCAACATTAGCGGCCGTTCTATCTAGCTTATTAAGCGCTTCTGTGGTTTTTTTTGTTGAGTTATTCATTTCCTCTAGGGATTTACTTACTTCCTTTTCACCTTGTAATAAAGGCTTTATATCCATTGATACTTGGTAAACAATACCGCCAACTTTTTGTTCTGACATTTTAAGTCTCCTAAAAAAGAAAACCCTGCCAAAATGACAGGGTCTTATGCATAAATCGTTAATGAAATATCTTATTGCTTTTTACATCCTGAAAACTGCTGTATAGACTTCATGCCTTCCCTATTAATAGTTAGGGTTGCTAATTTTCTATCAAATGAAAATGCTTCCATTATGCCATCTTTTTTATAGAAAAAATCACCATCATATACATCATCATTAATGTCATCTTTGCTAGGTTTAGACATCTTATGCCCGATGTAATCACCAGAATTCATCCCATAGATAGTTAGAACAGCATTCTCTAATTTTATTTTTGCCTTTTTAGTATCTTTAGGGAAAACATAATCTCCACCGTATTCTATTGTCTTATCGTTAAGAGCTTGAGATATATCACAGGCGTAAACACCATCGTATTTACCTATATCACCGCACCCAGAAAGCATCATTAACAATAACGATAAAAAAATAACCTTCCTCACAACACCATCCTCGTTAGTTAATTTGTTATTAGTTTAGCTGTTTGTGGTGCAAATGGGAGCAAATTGTTATTTTAACGCAAGAAAACCATAACCCAAATCTGGGTTACTATATTAAGCAGTAAATTGCATAATCTATTTTAAAAGACCTTTACTTACCAAGTTGTCAATTAAAGCTGATGTTTCTTCCCACTGCTTCTGTTGTAATTTAAGTATTTCAACCTTGGCTGGGTCAATATTTTTGTAGTATTCAATTTTTTCTTTGACCGACATACCTAGAGTTGGGTCTCTCTCCATATCTGCATCAGCGTTAGCAACGATCCTATCCATATGCTCTGCTTCATCTATTGCATACTGTAACATTTGAATTATTTCAGAGTTCATAGAGCGGCCATTGGCTTTTGCTCTCTCTTGGATTTTTTCTTTTAACTCATCCGGCATTCTCAGCCCAAATGGTGCGATATTTCTCATACCCTTCATACAACCCCCAATTAAATTTGATATCACAGTGTAGCCAAATAACAGTTGACTTCATAGATACACGGTGTAATGATTACACCATGATATCAAGATGAGGTATAACTATATGAGCGACCAACTTTATACGTGTAGAGAGAAGGATAACTTTATGCTAAGGCTTCCTAAAAGAATGAAGGATGAGATTAAGAAGTTAGCTGACATGGATGGTATATCCATAAATTCAGCAATAGTTCAAAGGCTATCAAGAAGCCTAAGAGAAGAAAGAGTTAATAATGTTAAGTGAAAACAGCGAAGCCCCAACTGCAGCAACAGTCGAGGCTTCTAATTTGCCAGAAACTAACGAGGTAACTAGCATGACAAGTATATCAACTATTAATGTACCATTCCACGGTGCAAATTTATGTATCGTAAACCGTGATGGTAATCCTTACGTTCCTATGAAGCCTATTATTGAAGATATGGGATTAGATTGGGCTTCACAGTTTACCAAACTAAAAAAACGCTTTAGCAAAGGTATTGTGGAAATCGCAATACCTTCAAAAGGTGGTGAACAATCAATGATTTGCCTAGCCATGCATAAACTAACTGGCTGGTTATATTCAATTATGCCTAACAAAGTCAAACCAGAGATCCGCGATAAAGTAATCAAATATCAAGAAGAGTGTGACGATGTACTTTACGAATACTGGACTACTGGTGAAGTTAAAAAGAAAACCAACTTTCGCCAATCAACAGCCAAAGAACTGATCCCTTTACGCCAAACAGCAGAGCGCTTAATTGCTCATGGGGTTGGTAATATTTACCCTGATATTTGGAAACATATTCACAAAGAGTTCGGCGTTGAACATATCAATGAATTATTGCCAGAGCAGATACCGCTGGCAATCTCTTATCTTGATGCTTTGGAAGGTGAATACATTCCTAAAGAAACCCCGCGAGAAGTTACTCAAGAGAGAGCTAATCGTGATATGGATGCTCACCACATAAATGTGCTAGCTAAACATTACGAAGCCATATACACCGCATGGAAAGTTGAATTATATCCAGCATTATGCAGTGTCGATTCTCCGATTGCTTACAGATTGCGTGACCGACTCCAAGATGGATATTCAATTCTTATTCGGTTACAGGAAAGCTTAAACGGAAAACATCCTGTATTAATCAAGTAAACATAACGCCCAAGGACGGGCACTTATGTTATATAGACAGCGATGCAAAGAAAAGCAAACTAACTTATTTTCGTTTCCTGCTAACCAATCGACGCTTACCACTGATCAGTTCATCATTGCGTTTATCATCTTGTTTCATGATGTTGTCATATTCTTCTTTGGTGAAGCCTTTTTCATCAGGATATTTAGCTTTGAGCATCATCTGAAATTCAGTCATGGTTAGCTGTTCGGCTTCCTCTCGATTCATACCAAAGTGCGCACGAGCAGAGCTGATGTAGTCAATTGCCATAAACTCATCTGAGAATTCGTTTTTTCCTTCATTGCGTTGAAGTTTACGGATCTTCGCTTTACCGATAATTCCGTGAGTGAATAATTCTCGAGCAATGACGATAATATCAGCAATTGGCATCTTGCCGTTTTTATAGACAATTCCGCGCTTACCGGATTTCCATTCTCCAATGATTTCCGAACAATCATCATCACAACACGCCTGCATCACTATCATTGCCGTTTGTAGGATATTACGCCCATATGTTGGCTTGCTAATGGCTTTTATTAGCCACTCAGGAATAACCCTGTAGCTCATTACGGCGCGTGCAATTAACTCTTGCACCTCAGCACCATTTAATTGACCGTAGGCTTTCACAATCTGTTTAGGCTCACCAATTCTTGTCATATTGATGAACGATGGTCTAAATAAGTAATCATTTTTATCAGTAGAGATAACCATCTCACCGATTTCTAAAATAGGCGTCATAATCCCTCCTGAATATTATCAAGGGTACTCGAAAGCACCCTTTGTAATATTAAGCAGCGGTAACAGTGACCACGCATTTTGCAGTTTTATTACCATCTTCGGATGTAACAGTGATATTTGCAGTGCCTTCGGCAACACCACGCACAGTGACCACATTCACGAGCTGGGTAACTGTTGCAAAGTTCGGCTTATCGCTTACGGCAGTGTAGTTTTTGTTCGTCGCATCGGTTGGGGTAAATTTGACGGTAAATGTCTTGGTTTCACCCACCTTTACAGACAGAATGGCTGGCTCGACGGCAATACTTTCAACAACGATTTCTTCTTGTAGCCATTCAACCGTTTCTGCATCGGCAACTTTTAGCTCACCCGAATAAGTGGAAATTTCTTTTGTTGGAAATTCCATTGACCAAGACGTGAAAGCCATATAGCCCTGAACAACATCAGAGCCATCGCCTTTCATATCAAGTTGAACCCAATATGTTGGTTGACGACTTGCTTTGATTTCATCAAGGATTTCTTTAGCAATATCAAATGCGGAAGTAGAACCGGTTACACCAGCTTTCTTTAATTCACCATCGAAACTAATGGTAAAGTCAGCGCCAGTAACAATTGATTCAGTTAAGCCTTTGGTGTCATCAGCATTGGATGTCACTGTCTCCATGCCGAAATCGAATGACTTGCTTGTTAGCGCACCTAAGCGCAAGAATTGATCTTGTGCTGGTACTTGGTCAGGACAGCCTTTTGCAATGCGCAGAATACCTGCGTTACCCATCACTAGGCCTTTATCATCAGGGCATTGTGCCATGTTATAACCTCTTTATTTGCAAATAAAAAAGGCCGCATAAGCGACCTGTTGAGATGTGTTTAATTTAAGATGTACAGCGGAAAGAAAGCTTAAGGATAAACCGGCCTTCTTCTGTTGGTATGGGTCTTGGTAGACCACCTAAGTTGTAGATTGAATTGAGTTCGCAATCTAATGAGTTGTTAGCAACGTAATTTAGAATTTCATTAGCTCTTATTACTGTTGGCTCAGGGTCTTTCCATGCAGACACAAGAATAAGTACCACGAAATCATCAGCACCTAAATCAGCAAATCGACCGCTACTATCATCCGGTTGAATAACTGCGTATTGCTGGTGTCTTGTATCTTCTTCTTCGTCCCACGCAAACCTTTGGACAATGAAACCATCAAGCAAATTACCTCTGTTTAAGTAGCGCTCAAACTTCTCGTGTATCATATTCGAAGCTCCCGTTTAACTGCTCTGTCTATATCAGCTCTTGCCTCCTCAAATGATAATTTGAGAAACTCTTTCTTTGCCGTTGAGCGTCTGAATTTTTGTTTAACTCTAGGATCATGAACGTAAACTGCATAGTTAGCGGAGTAACCAACCCTACCAGTAACTAATGTGCCGTTAACCTTAACCTCTCTAAACTGTGAGTTTATCAGCGTTGATGTTTTACCAATCGGCGTGTATAAGAATGACAGCTCACTACCAATCAATAACGCTGACTGAATAGCTCTCATCACTTTCTTGCCCTGTATATCACCAACAAGCGCTCTAAGGTTTGCGTTAGCCTGAGAAATACCCCTTACTTTTGCGCCCATATCACACCGCCGTTATCAGAGTGTAGTCATCTGCAATATGCTCAAATAGGTCTTCATCGCGTTTGATGAATTTTATTTCATCAGCACCGACAGATAACGGATCGCCTGAGTGCCTACCAATAGCGATAAAGTCACCTTTTTTAGCATCAGCATACTCAGTCCAGAAAACCAACTTAATGGTGATTTCAGAGCCAACATCCAACTTTCCAGATTTAAGTTCGCTACCATAACCACAAAGAAAATGAACCGGCTCTGAGAATGTAGCTTTGCCGTATTTATCTTTTCCGTTTGGTCGCCATAAAGTAGCCCACGAGGTGTAAGCCCAATTCGCAACTGAACTCATTACGCCCCCCTACACATACAGCCACCTTTCGCTATCCACAAACCAGCATGAGCAGTTTGAGTTGGATCGTCTGGTATTAACCCATTAGCACAACCGTGCTTATCTAAACCACGCAGTAGTGACGCAGCCGATTTCCATCTATCACCAAACGATTGATATCGAAATGAGCGTGATGCGCCATTAGGTGCTGTTTGTGAGCTGATATACTTATCACCTTGACCAAGCGCCATAAGTGATAGTAAGTACATCTGGATTAACAGTGCGGTTGCTGATGGATAGTGTTTATCAAGACATTCCTGAATACTGCCTACCTGCTCAATAAGTGCTTCGAGAATAAAATCAGGTAATTCTATTCCCTGCCCTGTCAGGTACTCTTTGGCTTGCTCTTTTGTGATCATGATTACCTCACAAAGCAAAGCCCCCTTTCGAGGGCATAAAAAAACCGCTTTCGCGGCTATTCGTCTTTGTCTTTTTTAGACTTGGCTTTTGGTGTGGCTGGAACCAATTCAGCGGCATCATTAGATAATGCTCTAACATTAGCCTTAAATGCTGGATGAAGATTTTCTAACTCAACCACCTGACCCTTTTCGACACCATGCCAAGGGATAATAACCTCGTACTTTGTCATTGCAGATCCTTAGCTCAGTTTAGCACCGTAAACTACACCAGACTTGCCGTCACCGTCACGAGTAATTTGCAGACCTGCTGCGCTCATGATTTGGAAGTTATAGTTTTCCTGTGGCATAAAGCGAGGCTTAGGAACAACACCTGTTGCCATACCAACTAACGGTGTCACTACATCTTTACGGCGTTGATAAGCGATAAACTCAGAGCCTTTAAGCGCATAAGTAGGGCGAATTTCTTTCACGCCAGCATACGGTAGTAATGTGTCGATAATGCGACCATTTACCACGCTATTACCAGCACCAGCACCGACAGAAACAACCACAGGCTTAATTAAGTTGCCCCATGCTTCGTAACTCACCCACATAACATCGTAAGCGTCCACTTTGTTGTTGAATGCAGTCTGACCGAACGCACCACCAAAACCAAAGAACGCTAACAATGCAGGCAAGTCAGCAGTGGTTAAATCGATATTAGCACCAGAAGCTCCTAAGTCGATTTTCGCTGTGTTGCGGTGATTTTTCAGGCCTTGGCCTTTGTATCCCTCAACACTAATAGATGCATCACCATTTAAGAAGTAGTTAACTACTTTCTTATTGAATTGACGCATTTTTGCAGTTTGAGAATCAAGAACAAGATCAATACCAACTGTGCTTAACCCCGCCGCATGGCGCCAGTTAACACCAAAGCCAGCGGTAAATACTGGGATTGGGTCACCATCAGAACCATAATCGGTGTGATCATGAGAGTATGGCGCTTGACCATCGATGCTGATTGATACGTCATCAGCAATATCGCCAACCACGTTATACAGTTTCGCTGTTTTGCCAATTGGTAACACTGTTTGCAGGCCCATTAAATCATTGACGATTTCCATGCCTGTTTCTTGGTCGCGCAACTGAATAATATTGTTATCTACTTCTTTCCAAAAGTCCTTAGAGAAACCGCCTGACTGGTTTGCCGCTAAAGTCTCACCATCCATAACATTCCGATACTGGTTTATCATCAGGTTATGTTGCGTGTTATAGATATTACGTGTAGCCCATAGGCTATCCCACTGACGTTGCAGTCGGCTATTTGTTGCTAAAGTTTCAGCAGTATAAAACATGTTTTTTCCTTTTTATTGATCAGTAGTTGCAGTAGCCACAGTGCCAACACGAAAGCGAACACGAATGAAATCATCAGCTTTTAGCGTCACTTCATCCTGAGAGTAGCCAATTACTGATTCCGTATCAGCGGATGCAAGAGCGCCTTTACCATCAGCACCAAGTTTGATCGGAGAGTCTTTTTTATAAGTGCCAGCAGGAACTAATACAGCCAACTCTCGACCTTCTTCTACATACTCACCAACTAGAGAATCACCAATAGGAACGCCATCACGAATAGATAGCCCTTGGTGATATGCTGGATTGGTTACATAAATGCGACCGGATAATGCGGTGGCTTGAGCGAACTCATTGTCTGCGTTAATAACAACAAAAGTGCCCGGAAGTGTAACTGCTTTTGCTGCGCGAGTTTCTGTGATTGATTTACCGTCAAGGTTTACACGGCGATAGCGACTAGTAGCCATTATTTAGCACCTCCAAAGTATGCTGCTGGATCTGGTGCGCCAGTTTGCTCTTGCTGTGCGCCTGAGTTGCCGGCCAAACTTGCTGCGTCACCAATTTGTTTATGCATGTCGATCAGTGCTTGACCTTGCAGTGAGTTAGCCACCACTTCACCGTATTTTTCGGCAACTGCTTTGCGCATTTCGGTTTCTTCTGCGCGTTGGTTTGCGGTTAAAGTTTCTTTTAACTGATCTTGATTGGCTTGCAACGTATCAATTTTTGACGTGATACCTTCCAATGCTTTTGTTACGTTCGCAGCAATTTGATTGCCGATTTCTGAATAAAGCTCTGTTTTTTCTTCTTGAGTTAAAGGCATGTCGCCCTCCGTGCTGTTATTGATTGCAGGGCTTGCCTGCGGTTTACTGAAAGCTGATTTAAGTTTGTTTGTTACAACCTTCACCCACGACTCTTGACGCTCAACTTCTTCGCCTTGCGCATCAAAGGTGATGTTGCCATTTTCATTTGTGTAGGAATGTAGTTTTGCATTACCTCCATCGATAACGATTACTGCATGAGTGTCTGTGAAGTCCGATACCCACACGTAACCATCACCAGCAACGAACTGTTTCTTTGCGGCCATTTCAAGGCGATGTGATTTTTCACGATAAGTTTCACCAACTAGAGCGCCACTGTTAGTTTTAACCTCTGTGGCTTGGTCAGCATTAACCATCATTCCGACACCTTGAGCTGGTGTTGCTGCGCCTGACTCATACAGCAGAATTGCGTCATGATCCATGCTGTGTATCTTTGCAATCCAGTTATAACCCTGCGCTTTCTGTTCTTCGTTTGCTTCGATCTGCTCAAGAAAAACAGCAACGCTTGTATGAATTGGCTCTGAACTTTCACCACTTTCAATCGCTTCGACGCGCTGAAGAACTTCTTTACCGCCTTCTGACTCTTTAGCCTTATCTACATCTATCCACTTTTCTAAATAGATGCGATTACCGACCTTGGAAACATTTCTGTTTGCTGCGCCGATATACCCAACATTAAGACCCTCGAAAGAAAGCGCTGATACAAACTGACCATCAAGCGTAGGGTGGCCTAATGGCGCAGGAGTGCCTTCTAACTCTCGGTAATGGGCGTCAATCTCACTTGCTGGATATAATCCACCATTCATAATGACGTTTGCTGGAAGCGTATAACTTGGGATAATAATGTGTTCACGACCGTTGTATGTTTCACGCCGAATAGAGGCGCTATTAACCTTGGTCGTGACGTTTACTTGAATTGGCATCAGTTATTCCTCCGCCCATTGATAACCACGTTCTTTCATGGCTTCTTTTTCCTCTAACAGTTTATTGATGAGAGTCTTGTTGTAAGGTTTGCCGTCTTTATCAACAAGAACGGTTACAGTTGAGCATTTACAGTTAATTGAGTTAGCATCATGAGCCCACCAATCACGCTGTTCATCAGACGTAAACATCTTCCCGTGCCTAGCTGCATGATTAGCTCTCGTCGTTGGGCTTAGTGCAGAGATATGAATTTCGCGAGTTTCAAGGTTAAGCATTTCCTTGGCTTCGTCAGCTTCATCTAATCGCGCCCTACGCAATGCACTTGGTATCTCTGTCCTTGCTATCCGCTTAGCTCGGCGAGTTTCAATGCCAGCTTGATTGGTTAGGTTTCTCGCTACTTCACGAGGGTTTAAACCTCTCGCGATACCATCCGTAAGAATGCGAGCCATGTCAGCTTTAACCTGACCTGACAACCCTTTCATTTCCTCGAACACACGAGCGCGAACTAGAGCCATTCTTAACTGATATGGCTCACTCATCAGTATCGTTGCAATGCTTTGTTGAGTAGCTGCGTAGACCGTTGATTGCTGTGCTAAGTTTGCATACTGCTGTGCTGTTCCTCTTTCGTATGCTGTGCTGACGTATTCGAGGAAAAGGAAGTTACCGAACTCGCCACCATTCAAAAGCACCTCATCAACCATTAGCTCACCATCTCTCAAAAGTATTGATAGATAGTTAGGGTCTAAATCGAATTGGTATTTTCTATTGACGACTGGCTCAGAGGGGATTCTATTAAGAAGTTGAATATAGCCTTTTGATATTCTTCTAATGCGTTTCGCAAACTCTCTCATTGCGCCACGTTCTAGTTTATCAACTGATGTTGGATCAGCTTTCGTCCCGGGTCTTATCGCCGTCCTTATTTTCTGTATTTTCATCAGTTTCACCTAATGGCTCTTCGCTATAATTTTCATAGCCAGCCGCCGCCCTAATTTCTTCGACACTAAACACTGGCTCACCAGTAGAGAGGGCAGTTTGATTAACTCGGCTCATCTTCTCAGCGCTATCAAGCTTATCCATCGATGACTGTTCGTTTAAATCATCCCAAACAACCGTTTTCTCACCGATAGGCTCTAGTACCTTGATGTTAATTAGGTGGTCGATGAAGTCCTCTATCTCAAAAGCGAGCTCGCTTTCTCTGCGCGATTGGCATCGTGAATTGAAATACCGGTTATCCTCTGTACTGGCGCGCTCTCCTGTTTGAGTCATTGCAAGTATCCTTGCAGGGATATCAAGCGCTGAAGATGCTGTTTGTAGGTTAACCATATAGGTTGGTGTCGGATCTGATACGGCGGTAACCATAGGACTAACATTTGCGCCCTTCGTAACAAGAACTGAGTCATTACCTGCGTTGATTTCTCTTGCTACTTCATTATAAATTTCCTGCAACCCAGCAATGTCAACGCCATACATTCTTGCCATTTCATCAAGGCTGGCTTCCTTTTCGTAGTTGATATTTAGCTGTCTTGCTGCGTTTTTAAGGAATGATTCACCAGAACCCCCCTCAACCTTTTCAAGACTTACAAAGGCGTTATAGGCAGGCTCAAGAAAGCCGATAGCGTCAACTGAATAATCACCTAGAATGAAAACCCGATCCGGATGGATATTGATATTTCTAGTCCCACCATTCGGTAGCGTCTCCGTGTACTGCCACATGCTAGGTTGACCGTAATTAGGAGAGTTAATATCCGTCACCCAATCAGTAGGCTTAATTGCATTCGCCCATGCTGGCGTTGCTTTTTTAAGTAGCTTTGATTTCGTGACGGGCTCATGCCACTTCCCACTATCATTGATATGAAGAATTAAACCTGCATAACGACCGACAAGTCGCCTCTGGTCTGCTTCTTTGAAAGCCTTCCAAATACGCTTGTTCACGTACTTTTTAAATGAAGCTTCCCAAGTGGTTTCTTTCTTGTATTTATCTGCTTTGTCACCCTCAATCACTTGAGGTGATGTTTTCCAGCAATTACCTACGAGTTTTGTTACCCCACCAAAGGCAATCCCACCACGGCGAAATAGTTTATATAAATCCTCAAAGGTTAAATCTTGTTTGAATCCGTACTCACACCAAGCAGATGATCGCTTCGCATCAAGCCCCATGGTTGGATTAACCAAAGCCATACGGGCACGAGCTATCGCATCACTCACCATGTGATTGACGGCTAGTTTCATGTTTTCTTGCATTATCGCCTCAGTAATCGTTTTGGAACCAATAGGCCAGCATTTGATTTTTGTGTGATATACCCATCAAGCCCATATCTAACCGCATCCCAGCAGTGGTTGTTCTTATCCTCGATGACAGGAAGAACCTCACCTGTGATCCGGTCTGTTTTATACGAGTAAAGACGGGCTTCTTTTGCTGTTTCTTTACAGCGAGGATGAATGATTATTTGCTTGAATCCGCGTAGATGTGTAATGCCATCTTCTACGCTACCCTGCCATTTCTTGGCTGCAGAGATATTGAAACCTTGCTTTTTAATATGGCTAATAGTTTCCGGTCTTGAGTTGTCCGCTTTAATGGGCCACTTTCTAGCCTCTGGAATACCTGCAAACTTGGCGTCATCAGTTACTTCCCATTCTGATAATTGCTTATCGGTGGCCCCGTCTTTACCAGCGTAGAACTTCCACATATCATTAAGCTCAACTCCAGCACCGTATGCTTCATATTCAATATAAAGATTTCTATCTAACATAAACATACGAACAAGGGTGTTAGGGTCTTTTGCAAACCCGAAGTCTGCACCGAATAGTAACCTGTCTGCTTTTTGCCACAGATTATCAGGGAACGATTGAACAACGTATTTATTTGCCAATACCTGCTTATCGGAGTTTTCAAGATAAGCCCCTTCCCATATCCACGCATAGTCGGAATATTCAAGGCTGTTAAGATCATCAAGCCTTTCTTCTTCCAGAACATCAGGGAACCACGGGTTATCGTTGTAGTTCATTTCAACGATGATTGAATTTTTGGGAGGTGTTTTTCTGAAACGTTTATCAGTGGCGCTGCCGTCCTTTTCAGGGTTCCATGTAACCCATATTTCAGAACCAGACTCACGGACTGTTGGTCTTAGCTTTTTCCACGCCAAATCTGATACTGACTCTGCTTCATCCACCCAAGCTAGCAGTATTCTTGCTTTGGATTTAATGCTATCTAAGTTATGTCTTAGCCCGCAAAATACGTAATTAACCCTCTTGCATTTAGTGCGGATATATTTTTCACCAATATCAAAGTAATCATTCAACCAAGGAATAGACCGTATCGCCTGTTTCACCTCTTCCATCGATGATTCTTCGAGTGAGTTCATAAACTCACGCCCACAAAGAATGACTCCGCTAATGCCTTGCTCTGCTGCCTGATATGCTTTTACTGCACTCATCATTGCGAATGTGCGAGTCTTTGCGCTACCACGACCACCAAAAGCACCGCGATATCGAACGCCTTCTTTTGCGAACACCGGAACTAACTTGGCAGGAATTGGTAAATCAACTGTCTGCTCCATCAGGTGATACTCCTACCAGCCTAATCACTGTTGGCTTCTGTGACATTGACCCATCAGATGACTGATGATCTACCTCTTGCTTTTCAGAGTATCCGTGATTAGCCAGCATTAGCTTTGTGATTGTTGCATTAAAGTCACCAGTCAATCCGCTATTAATTAGCTTCATTTCCTGAAATGCCATAATTCCGTCTAACGTGTCCGAAAACTCACGACCTAGATCACTATCTTGCTTTCCGTACTCATAAACAGTTGAACGAGCTATTCCCAAATAACACGCCAAACCTGCAATACTAGGTATAACCTGACCTTCATTTTCTTTGTAACCGCCGTACAGGTATTCCTTTGCCTTAGCGATTAGCTCATTAGTCAGCTTGCTAGGGCAACCAACCTGTTTAGATTGTTGTCCCATACCCTTCCCTTAATATTTACTGTTCAACTACTGGCACGTATTTAATATCACTAATCTCATCAGGTGAGATGTATACCCATGACCCATCGAGTGATGCGATACCGATTAACCCGTTAGTTACGCGAGGCTCTTTGGTGCTCATCATGCCTTCGTAGGTTGTGCCGTCTTTCTTGGTTGCTATTACGTGATATTTATTCACCACTCAACTCCACTTCTTGGCCTTCAAACACAATCTCTTTCTTGTAGCAGAGCTTCACTAACCAAATGCTGTTAATTAAAGCGCCGATAATAAACAATGGGTACATATAACGGCGCAGTGTCATTTTGTAATGCAGTGTTCCTGTTTTCATATTCCACTCAATAAAAAAGGCCACTAGGGCCTATTTGGTTTTCTGTTCCGAAAATTCCATTTGAGCTAAATTTTCCAACAGTTCTGATATTTTATTTACCGCTTCATCAGTAAGCTCATCGTTTATGCACCAAGAGATAAATACTTTTGGATCTGGTAGGTATTCTCTTTTCAGCATATTAAAAAACAACATACTTAGTTCGATATCGCTTTTGTCATCTTCCCGATAGTACCCTTTTAAGAAGTTAGCTAATGTTTCTACACTAAACCTGATATCTCCTAGTGATGAACGAAAAACAGGCCGCTTATGCATGGCGACCTGTCTAATCAAAAATAGCTCACTAACTATGGTGGAGAATGTTTCTACTTGATCATTGTAATCTTGTTGCATGGTGCTCCCCTTGTGTTGATGGGTAAAGCATTTGCATTTGTCCCTTAACATTGAAAGCTGCCATACATCGAGCATCAAAGTCTTTGTAGTCAACAGAACTATTAGCAATGTTTGTCACTGCAACCATTTGCTTTTCTACAGCAAGTAGAGCATCACCTTTTAGGTATTGGTGGATTTTTTCTCTGTCGCCTTTATTTTCTTTGACTGACTCATAGACATAATCAGGTAATGCAACGCCATAAACCCATTTAGCCGTGATGCCAGCGAACAATAACGGACAACCGCCAACATGACCAAAATAAGGAGTCCCTGACATCTTTGATAGCGCTCTATAATAGGGTTCTTGAAATCTCTTTTCCCACTCAGTAGCTTCTTTGTATGTCAGTAGCCCAATTACTTGATCTTCAGTTAATGTCATATTCTGTGACATCAACATGTTTTTAATGTGCCTGTCGCAAGCACGGGCAAATTTAGGGGATAACCATCTAGCAAACTCAATCACTAATTCAGGATGGATCCAAGTACCACCATATCTGCCTTTCTCTACTTTGACCAAAAGGTGAGAAATCTCACCTTTAGAATTTATAGCTTCGATATCAAGTTCTTGCCCTATTTCTTTTGCGTACTCTTTTGTTGAATCTAGCCTTAGCCAATCAAGAGTTCGCTTATCAAATATCTTTGCTGCCACAGTGGCATTAACCCAGCAATCCCCATTAAACGGGATCAGAGTTTCGTCATACTTCATAGGTACGATTTTAATCATTGCATATTTCCTATAGAAAGAGAGCCTGTAGCACAGAAAAGCCGCCCCAAGAGAGCTTGCCAGCTATAACGGCAGTTCTCAGGCTCACTTTCTGTAGACTCTTGGTGTTTTAGATGTGCGTGCTATGCACAGAGTGAAATGCGTAGAGTTCGCAGCTTAGCGATACACTGCTAAGCCACTTCTAGTCTGTTCCTAGCAGTCAAGATATGATCACTCTCCTTAATGGATAAACGACTTATCTAATTGCTGATATATATATTTACTTAAGCTATACTAAGTAGCTATCGCTACACTTTGATTGATATCTTGCTAGTATTGCCCAGCCCCCCATGCTGGGCTTTTTTTTATTCTTTTGGGATGCTTTTATCCAGTTCTTCACGGAATTTAACTGGATTCTCTGAACCTTCTACTGCCATGATATTTCTCCATTTAAAAGCCCCGCTATTGAGCTAGGCATTCAGTGTTAATGTAATCTTGCAAGCCCAATATCACTTGCTCTGACTCTGCAATTCGTTCTCTGAGTAACCAATAATTTCTGATAGCGGTGTCAGTAGGTCGGGCGGTGGTTGCATTAGCCACGCCGGAGGTGGTAACGCCTTCGGATTTTGGACAGTCGGCTTTGACGTACACCCGCTTAGAGCCAGAGCTAACAGCATCACGCAACCTATCAATTTCATTCTTTGCACTAGCTAACTCCTGTGAGTGACGAACATCGAGTTGATTTAATCGAGTGATACGGGCTTGATAGTCTTTGTTGATTTCGACTTGTTGTGATAATTGAGTGGTTAGTTCAGCATTTGAATTTTTCAGCTTATCAATTCTGCCGCTCTGCCACTCAATAGTGATGATCATTGCCAGAATAACGCCCACGGACACTATTGTTTCGCCTAGATTCATAACAACAACCAAGCATCTTCAAATACTTTCTGACTGTATGGCTGATACCCAAGCTCAACGCCAACAATCGCTGTAGCTAATGCAATAGCAACCGGTTTAGATGAAACGTTAATAGATTCATTTACGCTAACACCAATATCTTTAGCTGCTCGATTAATGTAGCCGGCAGTGTTGTTTTCATTTGGCGGAGCATACCGATCGATAATCGACTCAACCGTATTGAGTTCGTATTTCTTTTGGTATGTCTGCAGTAATTTATAGATGGCCCGTATACCGTACTCAGGTGATACAAATTGGCAGAAGCTCGGATCTGTTTGCTGTGCTGATAGCCCTTGCCATTTTGAGCCATGCCGAATATTGCCCGGATTGTTATTGCGCTCACCGCGAGCTGGTCTAGTCACTTCTTACCCCCTGTAAACTTATCCCAGAAGAAATCCAATGCTAAGGAGCCAGCGGAACCACATAAGCCAGCCGTAAATAACGTGTAGTAGAATGATGCGTTAAGCTCTATTGATATAAGACCACCCATCATTCCAGCAAAGCCAGATACGAACATTTGCATAATTGCCCCTACCCAGCTCCACCGATAACCATTACGTTTATTGTCAATAATGTATCTAGCCAATCCGCCGTATAGGGAGATAGCGAATATGACACCCCATGCGGTGGCACTGAATTTGTCTTTCTCGTCCATTCGTGTCATACCGCCTCCTTTCTGGAGGAATTAGTTAATAGAACGCCGACTCACAGCTCTTGCGTGAACGTGATAACGAGGGTAATTGTTCTGTGGTCGGCATATACGAAAAAGCCCCACTAAAAGTGAGGCTTACTATAAGTGATTCATAATTACTCTGGGGCTGGCAAGGCTAATATTATGTCATTCAGATGGGGTAATGCTTCTTTATCTCTACCCTTAAAATAAGTTATTGATTTATTCTTTATCCAGTTGTTAATTTCAAAATTAAACATTGTCATTAACTCATTTGGATAAAGCCTTGCCTCAACAACTGGTCTTCTTCCATCATCAAATTCATGCTCATAAACAGGAAATGAATCAGGGTCATAACCTCTAGCCCTGAGAATATCGCTAAAGAATCTACCTAAAGATATGTCAGGCATAAGTTTTTGTGGGAGCATATACCCTCTAGATTCTAATGGAGCTAATAACTTTAAAGTCATTTGATCCAGCATAGAAAAGTGAGTTGGCGGTATTTTTTCCCGATTAATTAAGTAACGCCTTACATGATATGGCATCGCTGATTGATGCTGCTTTGCGCCAGACATCCAATCGAATACCCATTTTGAAACAAGAACAGCAAACTTAGGTGAAGCCCATTGACCTAAGTTGATGGCTACCTGCGGATGAACCCAAGTGCCTTGCATTTGAGGAAATCCACCTCTAACTGTTTGAATTAGTTCCGATATCGGAATTCCGATATCGGCTGACAACTCAGATAGAAATGATTTAGCTGTTGAATTTTCCAAATAATGCCCTAACAACTTGCCAGCTGCTTTACACATTGCAGTAGCATTTATATATCCATCATGAGCTCTTTGTGAAATAACTACATTGTTTTCCTGCCTAGAAATTAATGGCAATTCTAATTGGTTCATTACATCTCCTTGCAAAAATCCAAATTACATTTTATGACAAGAAGATATAAAGCTAAAGGCAAATTAATATATACGAAAAAAAGACCGCCTAAGCGATCTTCTGAATGAGCTGTTCGGAATAACCGAATATGTGAACTATCCGGAAATTCCGGAGAGTTGGATTTGTAAGCAACCATTACAGGTTTAATTAGCGATATGTGAATTCCCATAACGGAACAATATCAATAACTTATTCCCTCGAATTCGGGGGAATTAAAATAGAAAGGGGCACCAGATATCCGTCGACCAAAACATCATCTGGTGTCCCTAATCACACAACTCTCCAGAATGAAGAGTGCATTTAGTCAAAAGATCAACTGTAATGTGGTGTTGCGGATTTTCTTTTGCCTAAATTTGGTTGCCACACCAAGCCACTAGACAGGTAGTAACTATCGCCTGCGAGCGGGTGACGTGGTCTTCAACATCGAAAGCCCCAAGTGTATCGCAAAGCAGATTTCTCCGTTCTGCGTAGGGACTATGAGGGGCACTGTTTCTGTAACAAAAAACCCCGCCGAAGCGAGGTCTTGAAATTGTCGAGCGGTTCAAGGATGGTTTAAATCTGACGCTCCCCAGATTCTCATAACGCCTTACCCATCAAGGCTACACGTCTTTCCGTAGTGTCAATCAACCTTTCGGTTAACAAGGTAAGTAAACTTAAGAGTCACGTAAAGCAACTTACCTTATAATTGTTGTCCATTTGTCCATTAATGTCAATAGCAAAGTTCAGCTATTTTCTTTACTTTAGCTACACGTTTACGATTATTCATTGCATTTCGCAGAGGTTCGTACAATAACCACTGAGCAGCTTTGAGTTTTTCATCGACTTCTCTCCTGCAAGTTCTATGAGATGGCTTGGCGTATTTATTACCCCCTCTCGTTTGCATTTTGCGTGGTTTTGCAACTCGGTGATAGTAAGATGCAATCGACAGCTTAGATGAACCATGAGCGTAATAACTTAGTAATATTCCATAGGCTTGTGTGTCAGTGGCGATGACTGAATCTACGACCTGAGAAATCAACATTCCTTCATCGTCATTGCACATAGGTCTTGATGGGTTTTTACTTGGCTCTACTGTTTGCATGAATTTATAAATCATGTTGATCATGCGAATATCGATACGACCAGAATATACCCACGCCCCCCACAGATTTAACCATCCATCAAGCCAGTGAAACTGTTCATCTGTTAATTCCTTTTCTCCGATATAGCTCATCTCGCCTCCGGTAATACTGTGTGGTATCTATCGCAACCGACTGAGTACATGATGCGATAACCTAAACTTTTGGCTTGGGTTGTTTCAACTATCCTCATAAAGCCACTGTTAAGCTGAATGACAGATAGATAACGTTTTGGCTTATTCCCTGTGCGTTCTGTTAATGCTCTAAACCTGCACTCTTCAATGGCTGCGCGGATATCAGTAAACATTAAGCCACCTCCGAATATTGATCCTTTCGCCTTTTCTCATACCAACGGGCCCTACGAGTGAATATTGATTTCATTCGCTTGAGATATTCGATGTCGAATTTACGGACCGTGTTATCGTGCTCTAAGCGAATTACTCGCTCTTCGCCGATTTTATTGATGAGATTAATGCGGTATGGGATGAGATTACCTGACAGGTCCCTATTGCAGTGAACACAGCCAGCATGAATATTGAGTAGATTAAATCTTAAATGACTTGCCGAACCCCTTGACCTGTAATGACTAGCATCTACGGACCCACCTCTTACTCCATAATTTAAGGGCCGACCGCAAGCGATGCATGGCTGACCGTAGTCTCGCCAAAAGATGTATTTATTTACTGCCGCTTGGGCCTCTTTGTTCCAGTCTGATTTTGTCTTTAACTTTTCCTTTCGGATCCGCAATAACTTCCTTTCCTCAGATAAACGTTTTTTACGGTCCTTTTCTTCGGTCCGTTTAATTTCATTTGAGGCGAATTTTATTGCACAAGATGTGGAGCAAACTTTTTGGGTAGATAGGTAGGGAGTGAATTCTTTGTTGCAGACTTTACAGGTTTTGAGCTTCGGCCTTTTAGCCTTAGCCATACATCACCCCAAAATAACTCCAAGAATTAACATGGCGATAAACCATATTGCGACAAATTTTCCGTAGCGTAATAAATTGGCATTAAGCATTGGTTCAAACTCCTTTTGTGGTTTCTTGGGATATTTATGTTTGTGTTTATATTTACTACGATACCTCGGCATCTCCCTCTCCCTTGATTTTATCCATCACTTCCAAATGAGCGTATTCATCAGCACACTTGCTACACACGTAAATTTCTTCATCTGTTAGCGGTCTATTGCATGATTGGCAGTTCATTTTTTTACCTTCTGTCTTAACTCATTGGCGAAAATATTCACTCGATTTTGCTCTCGATTATCAACAAGGTTTGATAATTTAATCATCGTTCTGAATGACGGCCTGAACTCATACGCCTCACCACTAGAAACATTGTGTTGATTGCCATATGCGTAGTATTTATTTTTTTTCCAAACCTCTACTTTTTCACCGCCATCATTAAATGTGATTACGCAATCACGCTCATCAGCAATACTGCATTCGTCGATCAGGTAATTTAGATAATCATCCCACTCTTTAAGGTATGGACGCTGATACATTCCAAATAACCAGTTAGCCCCGCATTGCATGGCATCTAAAATATTTTTAAGTTTCATCTCTCTTGTTGCTCCTTGAGTTATTCCCTGTGACCGTAGTAGTTATATTCATAACGAGTTGTACGCAGCTTCACGCCACTTTCTACCGCCCAAGCTGTCGAGTATTCAATTAAGCTACTCATGCGCTTCTTGCCCATCTGAGACGTACTCTCGCGAATGTTTAATAGCTCACCTTCAATTCCCCTAATTAACGGTGACTCTTTCGCTCCTGTAGTAACCATCCAGTGACCAGACACAAAGACATTCTTCCACTGCCATAATTTCAGTGGCTCATTGTTGAGTGTCATTTGCTTTGATACATCACCACATAGCGCATGGAACATGTCGTTCTGCGGTAGTGTTCGGCTGGATTCTGAGATTTTTACTTCTAGAGGGAATTCTTCGTTGAGGGGTAGAGCATTTATTGTGGCTATTAGGTTTTCACGTATTCGTTTATTTCTTAGAAGAAACTTTGTGGCTTTTTCCAAGTTAACCTCCTTGCATCATCCTTATCATTTCAACTAAATATTCAGAGCCTTCTTTGGCTTCACGAATGAATCGTTTTTTAAATTTCCTGATTTGTTTTCTGGTTGGCTTAGCCTGAAACTTAAAGTGATCCTCATCGCCATAAGCTGATATTTTTAATATCCAAAATCTGCTATTCGTATTGAAGCTGACGTAATAGGCCATGACTTCTACTGGCTCACTCACTGTTAGCTCTCCTGTTCCATGATGCTATGACTTCCTGTTTGCTATCCTTAAATCCCGTCTCCGCTTCGCATGAATTACACTCTGCTTTGTAGTATATTTTATCGTCAAATTCTTCATAATCATACGTGCCGACAAAAATCCGGTCGCACCCACAAAACGGGCATTTCTTGAGTTCGCTCATACTATCTATCCTTTTTGAATGGGAGTTTATTTTCGATGTAGTCAATTAATGAAAATAAAAATTGTCGCACGTGTTTTCTGGCAAAGTGGATCGGCGTATCAATTAGAAAAAGCAAAAAATAAATAGTGCTTATTGGAAGCAAGAAAAATATCCCAACTATCCACCTAACTAGATAGGTAATCTCGTTACCTTTAAATTTAGCCCACTTCATATCAACGTCTCTCTCAATCCTGTTTTCACATATTTGATATCGTAGGCAATGTAAATTTCCCGCTCATGATAATCGTGTCCGTAGTAGTTACCGCCAGACCATGCGCGTTCGTCTTGGTCATTCAGTATGAAATCCCATTGCTCATCATTGAGTGCTACAAGCCTGTCAACGTTGGCGTCGAATACCTGTTGCTTAATCATTCGTGCAAGTGGTGATTCCATCATTCACCCTCTGGCATCGGTGGTGAACACCATTCGGTCACACTATTCAGTGTTCGCATTTTCCCGTTTCGACTAAAGTGAATAAATGTTGGCGTTTTCTGCTCGTCGTATATAAATATAGCTCTAGCATTTGCACCATTGTTTTTAGTCAAAACTACTGAGCGATCGTCAGGCAATCTCTCACTCACCTTAACCCAATTAGTTCCCTGCATTAGATGCCTCCCGTTAAGCTCTGAAAATCAAGACGTAGCAACTTTTTCAATACTTTTTCACTGCGATAGTTACTGTTAAATTTGCGGTTATAATCTTTGCATTGCTTAAGATATTTTCTCTTGCGATTTCTAGACTCATTCACATAAGCCCACATCAGAGTTTTATAGTCTGTTCCTTTCATCACTCAATACCTCGATTAAAACTGGTTACATTCTGTTGAAAATCTCTGAGTTAGAAACCTTTAGATACGCCCTTCCCCTTGGGAAGCATCGATCAAGTTTTCGATCCAAATTGGGCGTTTTGCTTTTAGGTTTCGCACCATCAAAATGGAATAGTTTCACTTCTTGTGGCTGCTGTTTATCGAGTAATAATTCATAGTTTTTAAAACACTCATTGGATGCTGAATAGTCATAATCCTTGTGAAATAATATGCTCATCTAAAAACCCTCTGGCGTGTTAATCTTCACTCTGCGTCATTTTTACTAACTTCATTAGTGATCTCTTGCATAGACACACCTGAAAAACACCTTTAAATCCATGCATGCAAACTGCATACGCTTTAGTGGTTGATAAGTGATGCTGTGGGTGATTTATATAGCTAATAGCCCACTTAGATTGTTCTGATTCAGGGATATCGTCATGACGTAAACGTCTAACGTAAGGCTTACCAAATCTGTATTTGCTCATTTTTAAATTCCTTTTGGCTATCTGAAGCCGTGCTTTTGCTTCAAATTGGCGATTATTGATAGTGATTTATTGCGGCTTGTTGGTGTGATCTTGTGTTCGACTTGAAGCACTGGCGCTGGAATATTTTCACCTGATTTGATTCTTGCAGTCATGCTCCGTAACTCTTTGGCGCAAAGCTTTTTAACCTCACTATCCGTTAGGCTTTTACTTCGCATCTCAGAGTAAATTTTGGTAACCATCCAATAGCAAGCGTTTGAAGGCCATTTCATTTCACGCCAGCCCCGCATTTTGCAGTATTCTCGATAGAGTTCGTAAAGTTGTTCCTCGTCAGGCAAACCAAGAGCAACATAATCTTCTTCCTTGCACCACTTGATAAATTGACCAACAGCAGGCCAGAAAGGGTTATCACTTGCTCTAGCATGTCGCATACCGTTTTGAAGTTGCTCTCTGGTAGTAATTCCATTTTCAGCAAAGGCGGCGATCCATTGTCTCTTAGCGTCCATTTCGTCACTTGCATTTTTAAAAACGGTACTAACTGACGCAGGAAAGAGTTGCTTTAAACTTTTGAATAGTGAATCAACCATCTTTTCAGCGTTTGAATTGACTACTTTTTTTGTGATATCTCCCTGTGACATTCTGGCTAAAGCGCCCGCATCACGATTATTGATTACCGCCATTAGATTGGTTTTCAAATGAAATCCCTCCATGCCTCCGGCGTGTTCCAGCTACCTTGCTGTGATGTTATTGCCTGATGGTTATTTTTAGGTTTAAACAGCCCTTGCCATCCATTAGCTATGGATTGATTAATTATTTCCTCAGGAGAATAACCCTCTTCGAGGCATTCCAGCAAAAACTTAACCTGTAACTCAAAGGTCTTTTTAGTTTTGAAAGGTTTTTTGATTTCATTCCTGTAATCAATCCAGTTGAACCAAATTTCACGATCTAACCAATCAGGGATAGATTCCTTCTTCGCGTCAAATCCCTTTTTCTTTGGTTCATTGTTTGTTTCTAGTGACTGATTCTGTGACCCGTTTTTGGGTACATTCAAAGACCCGTTTTTGGGTACATTCAAAGACCCGTTTTTGGGTACATTCAAAGACCCGTTTTTGGGTACATTCCCACTTTTGGTATCATCCCGTTTTTGGGTACATTCAAGCTCAATGTTTAAACGTAGAACTCTTACTCTTTTTGTTGGCCCTTTTCTTTCACCTGTATCTGATATCAAACCATCTTCAATCATTAGGTTTATCCATTTACCAATAGTCTTTTTATCTAACCCTGTATCCTTTACTAACCGCTGTATACTTGGATAACAGCAGTGATACTCATCAGCTCTATCAGCTAAAGATAAGATCAGTATTTTTTGAGGAGCTTTTAAGTCTAGGCTCCATGCCCAATCAGTAGCTATTCTGCTCATAATTAATCTCCTCAAAATAAAATGAATGACTTGGTAATTGAATTGACACACCTAATCGACAAAGGTCTCTCCATTGTGAGACGTTGATAACACCGGAGAACTTAGATTTTTTTATCATTAAGTGAATTCTGTAATCCTCTAAGCTTTTTGCTCCCTTAGTTGAATTACAGCTCTGACAGGATGGGTTTAAATTCTTTATATTGTTTTTACCGCCTAACTTTTTTGGTACAACATGATCTATATGCATTTCATTGATTGAGAGATGCGTTCCACAGTAAGCACATTTACAGCCATACTTTCCGTGAGTAATTTCCTTTTTATTTATCCCTATTCCCTTACTCATGCTGCCTCCAATTGCTCTCTAGCCAGTAAACCTGCTATCCACTGAATACCTTTAGGGGTAAATTTAACTTGTGTGTATGCGTGACCATTAATTTGATTCTCACCTGTTTTTACATCAAAACGCCCTGCGTCAAGGTGTTCTGAATAAGGTGTTAATTTTCCAGCCAATTTGTACATAATTCGTTTTGAAAGTAGAAACTCTCTAAAGAAGTTCTCTTTCACTTTTAGTAATTTACTTGTCTCTCTAAAACCCAGTAAGCCAGTTGCTTGAACATACCGATCAACAAATTCAGCTTTAGGCGCTGCAATTGCTAATTTCTGTTCTGCTATTTGCTTTTGCTCTGCTAAGTCTGCCGCCAGACGTAAAGCTTCTGGTAGAGACTGAGGAATGAGAGATTGCTTTGATTCTAGCTCTTGCCATCTATCAACTAATTTTGCTGTAAATTCAGGTGATAGCTGAGCAACAATAACGTAACTATCTCTCTTGTTAATTTGATATACAGAAACCGTCTGGTTTAAGTGATTTTTAACTTCCCCCATTGGGGGGAGTTTGATAACACCTCGTTTTGCAAGGCGTTCGATTGATTGTTTAACCTTGTCATGCCTTGACTCAACCAACTCTGAAATTTCTAAACTACTCATCGTTGGTTCGCCAGTATTTACTAAGTTATTCAATTGATTCATAATGACCTCATTGATTTATTAATGACCAAAGGAAAGCTCAAAATCAGCTTCCCTTTAATACTGGTTATTGATACAGTGTATTTGTTAAGTTAAATGGTTAAGTCCATTTGTTGAGAAGCCTCAGTTACCGCTGGGGCTTTTCTTTTAATCTTTCCCTTTCCTTCAAGAGCCTGAATAACCCTTTCTGCATAATCACCTTCAAGAACAACTTTCGTTGGCTTATCACTGATATTTACAGAGTCAGGGGGTAATCCGAACTTACTTACCAACTGGCAAGCTAAATCGAATATTCTGGCTTTATCTCGACTGGATTTTGATGGGTGTATTCCTAGCGCCTTGGCGAGTCCGTTATTACCGACTGAATACATTTGTTGAATGTAAAACGTCATCAATTCGTTTGATGAGCACTCTACTTTGATATTTTTTGCACATTCCATTTGTTAAATTCCTTCTTAGATTACTTCCCATATTGGGAACAGCAGTAATGATCCGTGGCTCATTCCATATGAGCGGATTGTTGGTGATAGTGTGTAATTGGGTTTTGCCTCCTCTAACCATTTAGCTAGTGCTATCCGGTAGCCCGACAATATACTGTGCCGTTCAGTTACTGCTTTGCCTTGCGATCTGATTAACTAAAAATTTCGTGTAAATCAGGTCTTAATTTGCTCGCTTGAACTACTCCGTTTGTTGCTAGTTCAATGCGTTTTGCGCTAGTGGCAGATGGTTTTTTCTTTCCATGTAACCAAGCCCATACAGAAGGTTGTTTTACGTTACATATCTCAGCCAGCTTCTGCTGACTACCAACCATGCCAATAGCCTTATCAATTAATTTATTTTTCATAAATAACCTCGGCTGTTGGAATATAGCTAATAATAGCCAAGGTTATTCGTGAAGTAAATAGCTTTAGCTGTTTGTTGTAAAATAACCTCGGCTATATAATGAAATTATGAAAAATACGACATTTGCAGAAAGGCTAAACTTAGCCATGAAGATGAGAGGAATGACTCAGGTTGAACTAGCTGAGTCAGTTGGGATGGCGCAACCTAGCGTCTGGAAACTCACGTCTGGAAAGGCTCAAAGTTCAAGAAAGGCCGTAGAGATAGCTAAATCACTAAACGTCGACCCTGTATGGCTAACGACTGGAGGTGGTACTATTCCTGATTTCTTACAAAAAGAAAAGGATGGTGTTAGTAAAGATGAGCTATCAATGCGAGAAGTATCTGAGTGGGGAAATTCAACTCCGTTAGATGATGATGAGGTAGAAGTGCCCTATTTTAAAAGTATAGAATTAGCTGCGGGGGTTGGCTGTACAAATAATGAAGATCACAATAACTTTAAATTAAGATTTTCTAGATCAACACTAAGAAGATATGGAATATCACCAAGTGGCGTGTGTGCATTTCCTGTTCATGGTGAGAGTATGGAGCCAATAATACCCAACGGAACAACAGTTTTTGTGAATTGCAACGATAAGAAAATTGTTGATGGAGGGGTATACTTTATAGAGCAAGATGATCTGTTTAGAGTAAAGGTCTTATTAAGACAGCCTGGCGGTAAACTGATAATCAGGAGTTACAATTCTGTAGATTACCCTGACGAAATAGCAGACATTGAAAGCGTAAAAGTTGTAGGGAGGGTTTTCAACATGTCTGTAATGTTAATATAAAAAACAAATTACCACCCACGCCCTCTTCATGAGGGCTTTTTTATACCTAAAAATCACCGTTCGTCACATTCCAATAAAAAATTAAAAAATAAATAGCCTTTTAAAACAAAAATATATAGCCAAATATAGCTTTTATATATCTCAGGCTATTTACATCAATAATAACTTTAGCTATATTAAATCACATCGAAGGGCAACCAGAGATTGAAAGAAGTGAACGGCGCACTATATCGACGGGCGGACGGCGTATCTCAGCTTTATATAGAGACAATGTACCGAAGAGGCAAAACCCACATTCACAACAAACGAAATTTATTTCATTGAGATATATTTCATTTGTTGGAGATTTAAAATGAAAAAAAACTTTCTTGACTGCCCTGTGTGTGGAAATAGATTTAATCCCAAATCACCTTTAGAACACATACAAAAATATCATCAGCATGCAACAGATAGAGAGCTTATTAAAATAAGAGATGCAAGGAGAGCCTGTTTTGGAAAGCCTTATTCAGGGAAAAAAATTAGTAGTTCTGCGCTACCAAGCATGTCTTTATATGCAACTACTCATAAGAAAAATGGTAGAGTTAAGGATGTAACTGCAAGGTGTTAACCGATTAAGATAATTTAAGGAGGATTGTTTTTAATGGGTAAAACAATATTTCGAATGATCAATGGAAGAGTGGTTCCGATGGTCGTTGATGAAGAGATTGCTGGTAATAATGGTACAATGTTTTATGTTTCTACTCCAAAGCATAAAACAAATGAGAGAAAACTAAGTCATAAATCATCTTTCGTTATACCAAATGCAACATGCCAAAAGTGTGGTAAAGATGTTTTTTATTATGAAAATTCTTTTGGATCTAGAGTATTGTTTGACTCCCTTGGCCCTCCTTGGCCAATTCATCCGTGTTACAGTACTTTTGTTGAGAAAAAAAGGAAATTACTATCAGCCCAAGATCGTGGGTGGGAACCCGTGATTATAAAAAAGGCAGTGATCACATCAACTGGCGCCTTAAAAATTCAAGGAATTCTCGGGAAAGAAGAAATACGATTTTCTTTTGATGAAAAGACATTCTCAAAAATGAGGATATCCATAGAGGATGCAGAGAACTTAATAATATTTGGTTCAGTGGATCGAGGCAAGATTCAAACCCATAATGGTAAGAATTTATTTTCTACTAGATTTAATGAAGTAATTATCTCTCCTCCTAAAGAGGATAATAAAATTATAATCGAAGAGCCAATTAAAATATTTGGTATTAAAAATACAGTAGACAATATTTATTATCTTGTTGATATTATTGAAGATGGGGAATTAACAGCTCAAATTTTAATATTAAAAAATAAATTTGATAAATACTTTTCAAATAACGCAAGCTTAATATTAAAAAAAACAACAGAATGCAATCCATTTGCATTTAAGTGTAAGTCTGAATCACACGGAATGTATATTAATCTAAATGTACTCTCTGATGGTATAACTTATATTTCAAAGGATTATATAGAATCTATTTCTAAAAATAGAAATCCTGATGATAAGTGGTTTGTTGGGATTTTAAGTATTGAGAAAATGCAATTGATTGCAAATCAAGATGATAATTTAAAGAAGTTGTTGATAACAGGATTGCTAAATAGAGGGTTTAACACCAACTACTTAATTTTAGATAATTCCTTATCATTGTCTATATATGAGGCGCATAAGAAAAATAGAGTTAATTCAATATCAGCTAAAGTATATGAAAATCAAAGCTCGATAGAGATAGTGATTGACTTTGCTAGTGTAATAACAATCTCTACCGAAGCTATTGTTGTAAATGATTCTTATATAAATAGGGTTAATAAAAAGAAAGAACGCCGATTAGCAATCCACAAGAATACGGCTAATAAAAATAAGATAGAGATAAACCTTCCAGATATAGAAAATCAGATTAGCAATTTATCATCAAAATTATCCACGGCTATGGCAGATGCTTTCGCATCAGCAAAAAGACGAAAATAAAATATATTACATTTCATGAAAAACACCTCGCAACCGCGGGGTTTTTATTACCTAAATTCTAATAGTTAACTAATTACAGTCCATCAAGGTGGGCTGTGGTGAGTTGATTAATAGGAGGTAAATGTGACCGAATATCAAATTGAACGCATGAAACATGAAATAGCCGAGAGAATGGAAGCTCTTGAATTTCTCAGGGATAACATTGGTTGCTTTCCTGAATACATGGATAAAGTGGCAACTGGACGGTTATTTAGGGGTTGGCGATTTGTTAAGGCTCTAGATAACAATGAGATTCTTTTTGCTAATTGCCTTCAACCTGCAATTACTAAACGCGAGTTCGATTTGGTAGTCGGTGACGTTTGCTAGTTGATTAACAGATAGGAGATAGAGATGGAAATTACGATTTTGTGCTCGTCAGCTGATTGTAGCTCTGGTGTTGGAGTCATGGAGGTAAAGGTCACCGATGTGGCTGATATTTCAATTCCAGAGTGGTATCAAACTGAAATACTCAGAACAGCTATTAGTGAAGAAAATATAATCAAGTACCTTAAAAGCCAAGGTTATTTGGTTACCCGTTAATAACGGAGGGAGTATGACATGGGAAAAATGACATTCGTAGTTGAGTATGAAGATGGCAAGGAGCCGTCTATAAATGCAGGAGTGGATATTTTAGGTGGTCGATTAACAGCCGTGGCATTCTATGATTACCGTGATGATTTGCTTACTCAGGATGAGGCTCAAGCTGTAAATAATTCCATTGAATTTACTGTACTGCGAGACTACTGCGAAGAGTTTGAAGTTGATTTCGACGAAGTTGTCGCTAAGTTAGAATCGCCACTCTAGCAATCGCAAAAGCTCTCAGTCAGCAGTAACCCACCACTTAATCATTCATATCGCTATTAATAGTGAGGAATACGCATATAAGGAATTAATTATGGGTGATGTAGGAGACGATTTTCGCGCATATAAGGAAATGGTAAAAGAGCGGAAATTAGAGCGACTTAAAAATAATACGGAGCAACTAAAGGATATAGATATTCCGTACACCAGAGATTCAAGTGGAACTATTCACTTTCAAACAAAGAAAGGAAAGGTTTTATTTTACCCAACAACAAATAAGTATCAGCACAAGCGAAGCGTTAAACGAGGAGGTCTATTTAAGGCTGTTGAGTTAGCAAAACGCCTCGGAATCTAACCCACCGCACCAACACCAGATAACCACCCTATCGCTCACCTAGCGAGGTAACAATGAAAACTAACTATTACAGCGCTATGCGTGATTGCATGGCGGTGCGTATCACTACGCCTCAAGCACGTAAAAATAAACGTACAAGCCCATGGTTATTCAGTTTAGCTGTGGTCATTGTAACAACCGTTGGCGTAATACCGACATTTGTAAGTTGAGGTGATTATGCAAATTTCATACAGCTACTCGAACGGAACTCGAGTAGTAGACGATAAAACAGTCATGGAATTTGACGAAAGTAGCAAGCTTAGCATTGAGACAGAAAGTTTCGCTGAGCTGGCTAAATTAACGGAAATTGACCCAGTAGAGGTAATGGAATATCTACTCGATTGTGACGATGAATCGCTTGAAAGGACTATCAATGCGATTGGAAAGGAAGCCTTTATTAACAGGGTGTTATGTGTTTCTAAGCTAAGGAGGGTTGCGTGACTCAGATTCTAGATATGTGCTGTGGTAGTCGCATGTTCTGGTTTGACAAGGAAGATAGCCGAGCAATTTACAGCGACATCCGCGCAGAGAAACATATTTTATGTGATGGCAGGAAGTTAAATATCACACCAGACATTATCGCTGATTTTAAAAACCTCCCCTTCCCTGACGGCTCGTTTTATCAAGTTATATTCGACCCACCTCATTTAATTAGAGTTGGCCACAACGCATGGATGTTTAAAAAGTACGGACGATTAAATAAAGAATCATGGAAAGACGATTTATCAAAAGGATTTAGTGAAGCATTTAGAGTGTTGAAGCCAAACGGAACATTGGCTTTCAAGTGGAATGAAACGCAAATACCTACAAAGCAAGTTTTAGCGCTAACCGACCAAAAGCCAACAATAGTCCAGCGTGTCGGCAAGAACGATAAAACGCATTGGGTGTTGTTTATTAAGGAGGCGTGATGAGTAGATCAAAACAATGGTTGGAAGAATTACGCAGGAAGCGTAAAGAATCGCAGGAACGCGAACACGATGAATTTATGTATCAAACGGAAGTGTTAGGGCGACAAGGATTGTCGATGCCTTTCAAGGACTTTGCAGGAGATTTTCAATGAACGTTTCTAACTCATACCCTACCGATAAATACCCTCAATTAACTTCTCCATCATTAGCAAAAAACAGAGAGGAAGCTCTGGCTCAAGCTATTGCAATGATTGAGGGGCATTTGCCGAATACGAGCGTGAAGGAGAGAGAAAAGCGACTAGCAATGGAACTGCTACACATGAACTTGGACGCATCGAAAAATCACCCTCCTATTCCTCCACATATTCAGGCGTTACGTGATGCAGAAAGGGATTCTGTACCAAGTAATAAATCTGAAGTCGATTACTACGGAAGCGATCGACGTCAAGGTCAATATTTAGGGGATTAATATGACATACAGAGTAGTAGATACAGAGACTTGTGATTTTGACAGTGGAATAGTTGAGATTGCAAGCATCGACATTAACAACAATGAAATTGATTACACATCTCAGAAGTCTCACTTTGTAAATCCACAGAAACCAATCTCAATAAGCGCAATGGCTATTCATCACATCACTGATGAAATGGTTACTAACTCTCCGCTTATTAGTGACGTTATCGATAATTATAAAGGTTCTGATTACCTAGTTGCACATAATTCCGAGTTCGATAAGCGAATGATGCCGGAAATGGATGTTCCGTTTATTTGTACGTTAAAGCTGGCAAGACGCTTATATCCAGAGTTAGAAAGCCACAGCAATCAATATCTACGTTACGCGCTAAAGCTGAATGTTCATGTGCCAGATGGATTACACGCACACAGAGCGCTATATGACTGCATTGTTACAGCGTCATTGTTTAAACGAATCAAGGATGATTCAGGGTGGTCAGATAAGGAAATGTTAGAAATAACTAATCAGCCATCACTATTAAACAAGTTACGTTTCGGTAAGTACAAAGGAATGACATTTACCGAAGTTAAGAAAGAAAACGCAGGATATTTAACTTGGTTACAGGGTCAGCCTGATTTAGATCCAGATGTTGAGTTTAGCATTAATTACTGGTTATCGAGATAACTAATTATGGGAACAGCAACGTTAATTATTGGTGAGTCTGGCACAGGGAAAAGTGCCAGTTTACGCAATATAAAACCAGAAGAAACATTATTAATACAGACGGTAAGGAAACCGTTGCCGTTTCGCTCAAATGCATGGAAGCCATGGAACAAGGAAGATCCTAAAACATCAATATTTGTATGCGATAGATGGGAATTAATAACAGCATTTATTTCAAAAGCTAGTGAATACGATAAGAAGATAATCATTATTGACGATTTTCAATACTTAATGGCTAACGAATTTATGCGTCGTTCTGACGAAAAATCCTTTGATAAGTTCACAGAAATAGGCGCTCACACATGGAATGTGATTAACGCATCTATCAGTGGTACACCTGATGATGTGCGAGTTTACTTTTTAGCTCATACCGAAGAAACGCAAATGGGAAAGGTAAAAATGAAAACCATCGGCAGAATGCTAGATGAAAAAATAACCGTGGAAGGAATGTTTACTATCGTGCTTAAAACACTGGTCAAGGATGGTCAGTACCTATTCTCAACACAGAATAGCGGTAACGATACGGTTAAATCACCAATGGGGATGTTTGAATCCCACGAAATAGAAAACGACTTAAACGCAGTTGATAATGCAATTTGCGAATATTACGAAATTGAAAAAACTAAAGAAATGGAGAATATAGCATGAATGGGAATGTGATTTTTACATACAATCAAGATGATGCCTTAGCTGCTGGACAAGGTGGTTTTATCAATGAGTCTGGAGCTTATATTATTACTATCTCAGAAGCAAAGTTAGGCATGTCAGAAAGCGGGGCTAGATTTATTGAATTTTCAGGCGAGGAAGATGATGGACGAAAGGTTAATTATCTTAGTATCTACAGCACAAAGAGAGATGGGGAAGTAAATAAATTTGGTCATAACCTAATTAATGCAATTATGGGTTGCTCTGGAGTACAGCAATTAACTCAAGTTAAAGTGGGAGAAAATCATTTTATTGCACCAGAATTTAGCGGTAAACGTGTAGGGCTTGTTTTGCAAAAAGTATTAAAAACAAAAACAAACGGTAATGAAACATATAGCTTTGATATAAAAATTCCATTCTTTGCTGATACTCGCCAAACGTTAGCAGAAATGATTGATAATGCACCTGCTGTGACCATCGACAAAATTCTTGCCTCATTAAAAGATAAGGATGAGCGCAGACAGCAATCACAATCAAATCAGAGCTACGGATATCCACAATCTACTGATGATGCGCCATTCTGATTAAAATCGTTCAATCCCCCTCCCTACCCACGCCACGCTATTTATGTGATTTAACCAAAGGATATAACCATTACTCAGTGCAAGGATGCAAACAGGAGATAGATATGACTATTACATTAACAACAAAGCAAATAATGGCTATGGCTGATTTTGCTGGCTTAAAAGTAGAACTGCACGGTTTACAAACTGATGACGAGACAGAATACACGCTAGATGATGAGCATAATTTAGGCTGTTTCGATAAGTCAAAGCCTGTTTTTTACTGCACTGAATATCCAGAAGAAGGCGCCATTCAGCTGGACTAATTAACTCGCAGGGATGCAATAGGAGGAATGAATATGAGTAAGCAGATGGTTTTAGTTGCAAGAACAAACAAGGTTGGATCTGACTCTGAGGTCGGTTTAGGAATGACCGAAGAAGAGTGGAACAAATTAACCAATTCTGAGCAGGGTGTAATTATTGGTGATGGATTAGAAACACTTGTTGATTATTGGGTGCAACCAGAGGAATGAATATGAAAGACAGAATCAAGTTTAACGATGTAATGCTAGAGGCTGTCATGGATGGCAGAAAAACGCAGACACGCAGACCAATTGAGCCACAACCAAAAGTAACCGAAGATGGGTTACGCTATCTTAGCGCATGGCAAGATGGTTACACACTATCAGAGCAAGTATGCGCAGCATGGCGGCATGGATTTGTTGATGTTGATTGCCCGTACGGTGAGATTGGCGACATTATCAACATTGCAAACAAGGACGGTAATATCAAAGGGAAAATTGAAATTACTGATGTTTGGGTTCAGCAAGTAAACGATATCAGCGAAAGTGATGCAGAAGCCGAGGGATTTGACGGGAAATTAAATGCACATACTTCTGACTTTGCTGCGATATGGATTGCAATATATGGAATTGATAGCTGGGTAAATAACGAATGGGTGTGGGTTATTGAGTTTCGCAGAATTGATTGATTATCACTACTTAACTAAATTTTAGATGATATAGTTAACTCTCAATAGAAAAGGAGAGTAACGTGAAATATTTCCTAATTAAAGATAATGGTGAATTTCTTATTACATCTAATCTAAATAAGCAAGTCAAACCAAAAGGTCATAAGGCATATGAGCCAGTGCCAAATTCTGTCATAGATAAATATAAGACAACCTCATTTAAAATAGAGGGTTATTACTATAATGTTGCATATGAAACCAAAGAACCAACAGAAGAAGAATTTAGAAATAAATCATCAGGTCTATTAGATGGAAAAGGTGGATATATTAAAAAATAATTCACCAACATATTAATAGCCCATGCCCTGCACTAGCAGGGTTTTTTATACCTAAATTTCAGGAGTAAGCATGGATAAATCAAGACAGCAGTTTGAAGCGTGGTTTAATGACGAATATAAAACAACAATGAAAGACTACGATGAGCCATTAATTGAGTTCGTTATGAAGCAACTATTTATTGTATGGCAAGCATCACGCGAGAGTGCCGAGCCAGAAATTAAACATCAACAACTAAGAGAGCTTGTTAATACCGCAAGAGATACGGCAATTAAATATCAAGGGTGTCAATGCTTACGTTCAGCGTTATCAACAGCAATAAGACACTGCTTAACCAGCAATGGGGTGAAAATAAAAGATGAATAAAAATGAGCTTCAAGTATTAATCGATTATACCAAAGGAATGATTGCAGATAATAAGGAGCCAGAAAAGAAAGTTATTATTGCATTGTGTGATGAGTTGGAATCATTAATTAAAACTAATGAAGATAATAATAAGTTAATAGAGGCATTTTGCGCTGATGATGTTGATTGGAATAAATTAATAGATAAAAAGAACATGGAAAGCTCGCGATTAATTGAACTAATCATGAAGCTAGCCGATGAGCTTTGTAATAGTAAAAGAAAGCAAATGAAACTAGGCGTTCTATATGCTCGCAATCATTTAATTAGCGCATACAGAGCTAACTTTATAGAGTGTGATGAGAAGCAGTTCGCTTATATCATGGCCCAATTATCTCACGTTGCAAAGGAATCTATCGATATTGAATTAATGATGGATAGTGTTTTGTCATGCAATGACGATGCTGAAAATTGGATTAAAGAAATTCTAATTAAACATTCTAAATAAATAACCATGCAAATAATCGGATATGTATTACTCATGCTAATACAGGATTCTGCTGTACCTGTTACAGAGCAAATATACACACAGCAAGAATGCGAGAGCCGTGCAATGCAAATAATGCAGGTGCGGGATGTTGAAATAGTTTGTGGGGAGGTATGGAATGAAAGATAAATATAGTGTGAACTTACAAGACTACGAGGAAGAAGGTTTTGAAATTGAGCCGACAATAAAGGATAAATTTAATTTAAAATCTCCATCGTGGGATATATCAATAACAAAGCAGGACTTAGTTAATATTAAGCTCATGATAGAGGAGATATTAGAAAGTGAATAAATACACCGAACTATCTGACTTCGATATTAATAAAAAGGTATTCATTCTTAACTGCAAAGATGACTGTATTCAGTATAAAGATATCAAGCAGCGAACTGGAAGTTTAAATTTATTTAAGCGCCAACTAAAAGCCAGTATTAAATATGATAATGAAGAAACATGGGAAAAAACAGAATGGATTGATTTCTTTGGTCACGCTATGGCAATGAGTCTAGTAGAGACAAATAAAATTGCCATTAGCTATGTAGATGGAATTTGGCAATGTGGCTCTGGTTGGAATGTGGCAGAAGATAAAAAACTAACTCGTGCGATATGCCTAGCATATTTATTAATGAAGGATGCGGAGAATGAAAAAGTATGACTTGATATTGTGCGATCCTCCTTGGTCTTACAATAACAAAGTTTCAAATGGCGCAGCAGATAATCATTACAACACCACAGATTTATATTCACTCTCTCGATTACCAATAGAAAAATACTCCTCTAAAAATGCCGTACTGTTTATGTGGTATACAGGTAATTTTGTACTCGAAGCAATTAAATTAGCCGAAGCATGGGATTTTAAAGTTAAAAACATGTTCGGGTTTGCATGGGTTAAATTAAATAAAAATGCAGGAGATAGAATAAATAAAAAACCGCCAGAGGACTTTTTCGATTTCATGGAAATATTAAACAATGAGACAAAGATTAATTGCGGTAATTACACACGTCAAAATGTCGAAATGTGTTTAATAGCTACAAGAGGAAATGGATTACCTCGTCAATCTGCAAGCGTGAGACAAATTATTTACTCGTGCTTAGGTGAACACAGCGAAAAGCCCAAAGAGGTGCATCATCGTTTAGAGGAATTATACGGAGATGTTCCTCGACTCGAATTATTCGCTCGTGAGAAATATGGTGATTGGGATGTATATGGCGACCAAGCAGAAGAAAGTATTCGGTTAATATAGGTGAATTATGGACATTATCGACTCAGCAAATGAAATAAACGAACTATATATTCAAGTGTCATTGTCAAATCGCAAGGCAGCAATTAAATCATATAGCGGGATGTGTATCTGGTGTCACGAAGAACCGGTAGCACCTAATAGCGCATATTGTAGTAAAGATTGTGGTGATGATCATCAACAGTATAAAAGGAAGAATGGATAGGAGGGTAAAATGACTAACTCAGATTTAATTGTAGAAAAGGATGTTTACGAATGGATCGGCGTTAAACGAACCGCACTGTGGCGTTTAAAGAAAGAATGTGGATTCCCTAAGCCAGTCCTGTCTCGACCAGCAAAATATAAAAAATCAGCGATACAGCAATGGATAGATAACGGTGGAATTAACCAGAAGCCAGCTTCTTAACATGCCAGAATATTTTATCTGCATACATCTCATAAGCGCTTCTCTGATCATCTATCCAATCATGTTTATTGTAAACAGCCATTACCCCGCCAAGTTCATGCCCCAGCATCTTTTCTGTCACATGGGGCATCACGCCTTCACTAGATAGGTTAGTCACAATAGAACGTCTAAAGTCATGTGTACGCCACTCAGGAATATCAATTGATTTTCTAAGCTTATTCATGAATTTATTAGCTGACGACCTATCTATCGCTTTATCTATCTCTTGACCAGCAAACAAAATCTCATTACCGTTATTTAGTAACCTTTCTATATATGGCTCGACCTGTTTGAATATTGGGCGCCTAATAATATTACCCATTTTTGAGTGCTCTCTTGGCGTTGTCCAGATCATATCTTCCATATTGAATTCAGAGGCGTTTGCCAGTCTCATCTCAGAAAGACGAGAACCATACAGCATTAGCATCTGATGAAGCAGTTTATTAGAAGTGACTATTTTACAGTTTTCCAAAGCAAGCCAGATTTTGGCGAGTTCTGTGTACGTAAGAACTCGATCGCCAATATCGGGACGCTTGCCAATAGTTTTAGGGCTCAACTTAAGTGCTTCGCAAGATGAAATAAATTGACGACTAATACACCAGTTAATAACAGATCTGAGTTGCATTAAAAGCACCCTAGCCTTCTTTGGGTTTGTCTTTTCTTGTTTATCGAAAAATTTAACCCACGATGAAATGGGTACATCAGCAACAGGAGTATTTGAAAATTGTGTGTACATCGTGTTGTACACGATCGACTTATATAATGTCTTGGTGTTCGGTTTTAGCTGTGACGCATATTTATCCCACCAGTAATCTAGGCAATCTTTTAATGACGCCTCAGTCTCACCTTTTGAAAAATATATTTTGGGGTCAATCCCTTTAGTGTACAATTCACGCATATCTCCAATAATCACTCTAGCCTCTTTTAGAGATATTGCTGGATAGTGGCCGACAGTCAACCTGACAGCCTTACCATTCCATCGATATCTATATTGAAATGCTATTGTTCCGTTAGGGGATATGCGAGCGCTAAGGCCGTCACCATCGGTTAACTCTGGTTTTCCTGAGTATGGTTTATTAAAAAGGCTTCTTAGTTTGGTGTCGCTTAATGCCAT